AGATTACGATTGTTATATCAAAACTGGTGTAGATATAGATGCTCTAGGCAATAGGCATGATACTTACACTAAACAAACTATCAAATGTTCTTTACAAAGACAAGCTAGAACTAAAGAACAAGATACTACTGGTAATAAAGTTCCTCAAAGATGTAACTTCTATTGTAAGAGTATCTTTAGATTAGACATTGATGATTACATCTTTGCAGATGGTCAATACTTCATTGTAAAAGAAATGCAGCCATATGATGAATATGGCTGTAGAGAAGGCGTTGTAGAACGGGTTGATATTCGAAACAACAAAGATTTGATGGAATACATCAAGTATTTAGAAGGAGATGAGTTGATATGATTAAGGCACTTCAAACAGCAGATGATGTTACATTAGTAATAGTCCAAATGTTGAAAGAACAAACTGGTCTTTCTTCAGAGTATATTCTTAATGGAGAAACTCATCAAGGTGCAGACTTAGGCTTTTATGATAACATAAGTAAGACAATCGTACCATTTTCAACTTCTGATACTTTCATTGTATTTGACCAAACTGAAGATACTGAAAAGTCTAGAACACAAGTTTTAGATGATGATAGTATTGATTGTTTTACTTACTACAGATATAATCTCATTATTTATGGAGACCAAGCTGGTACAATTTCTCAAAAGCTTAGAGCTAGACTTACAACTGCAAAAGTTAGAAGAAGTTTAGAAGCAAACGGTGTTCATATTGAAACATTCGAACCTATCAATTCAATGAACGAATACATCAACAATGTGTATTGGCAAAGGAAAGCAATTGAAATTGTAGTAAGTTGTAGACTCAACTTTGAACAAGCTTCAGTTGATAACTCAATGCAAACATTTGGTAATCTTCAAATTGAAGTCAATACTGAATTTGCAGATGCAGTTAGAGCAACAATGTTGTTAGAAAGACAATCACATATTGAAGATGATACATTAGTAATTGATGCTGATGTAGAAGTTTCAGAAGATGGTACATTAAAATTGTCATAAGGAGATGATAAAATGACAGACATCAGTAAAATACGAATTAAAGGTATAGACCACGATATCAGTGGTAATGGTTCTGGTAGCAGTGACGTTACTAGAGAAGAATTCGATAACTTAACAAATACTGTTAATGATGAAGTAAATGCTAGAAATCAGCTAATCAAATCAGACGGTCAAGGCAATGTTCTAGTAAATGTTGGCTATGTAGAAGCTTATGAAAAAGCTCAATCATTTGACCCTAATAAAACATACTATGAAGCATACATACCAATTGACACTAATAAATTGATAGGAACTTGGAAAAGTATTTCATATGACAAGCCTTCAGCAATGTATAGTTTTAGTAAAGGTTTTACAGAAGGAAATGTATTAACATCAAATACATGGCATCCTACAGTTAATGCTCCTTTTGAAAAGTATGTCACATCAATAAATTCTAATGGAAATTGCTATTTCAAAAGTTATGATGGTACTGATGCTGGCTATGGTCCTATGTTCATAGGAACAGATTGGAATAGTTGCGGTTTACTTTCATTTAAAACAGAAATTGATGATGCTACATTACAATTTGTAAAAGCATTCTATAATAAAATGACAGATAGAGTTATTGAAGAAGAAGGCAATAATACTATTGCTAAACTTCAAGAATTAGATAGACAACATCCTTCTTATAGAGTTATTGAATTAACAGCTGAAACATTCATACCAGATACTTACTATACTAAAACTACTACTCCAACATGGGTAGACATAAAGACATTAATGAATTAAGGAGGTAAATAACTATGTCATTAAGTCCAAAAAAATTTGTAGATATTGACATCAGACATCATGTTTCTAAAGGAGTAAGCTCAATTAGAGACAAGGCTGCATTGCTATCTACAGAAACAGCTATTACACTAGCAGATTTAGTAGCTAATTACAATAACTACTATCATCTAACTGGTGCAGATGCATTAGATAGTACTAAATTTGCTAATATCAATGCATTCCAATCACAATATGCCGTTTCATCAATTGATGAATTCGACAAATTGTATAATGTTTACGATGGCGGAACAACTATTGTAAACTTTGTTACTACTAAAAAGTATGTAGATGTATTCTTTAATAATGGTGGCAATAAACTAATCATTCTTACAAATATTACTGATACAAGCTATCCTACAGTAGTAAATTCTCTAGCAAATGAACTTATAGTTGTTGCTTATACTGGTACTCAAGCAATAGTAAAAACAACTGCTAAAACTAGAGAGCAATCTTCAACTGTATATGGTATCAACAGAAAGTTATTACTTATGTCAGTTTCAGTTGCAACAGATGCTGATATCGTAGAAGATGCAATTTACAAATATTCAGCAAAACCTGAAGATGTTATGTCAATTGCAGCTTACTTAACTAACATTAATATCTATGGTACTGACTCAATTCATATGTATTCATTTACAGCTGAACAATCTTCAACAATTGTTGATGATGACACATTATTCGATACATTATCAGATAATGACATTAACTTTGATGTATACTTATCAAATGCAATTAGAGCTTATGGTGGTAATACAAAATCTGGTAAAGACTTAGTTAATGAGTTTGTCTTAATTGTAATGCAACAAACAGTTACAGATGCTGTTATTACTGCTTTAACTGACAAACTAAAGAATGAACAAGGCTTATCATCAATCAAAACTGTTATGAGTAATGAATTAGCTAAATATGTTACTAACGGCTATCTAAATACTTCAGCTATTTGGACAGACCCTGACTATACAGTTTCTTATAACAATGAAACTTATACGGTTGTTGAACAAAATACAGCTTTACCATTAGGCTACAGAATTAAGATACTTCCATATTCTTCATTAACACCTGAAGATAGACAAGCTAGAAAGACTCCACCTATCTATTTAGCAGTATCTGACTCTTACGGCATTAAAAAAGTTACCATCAACGGTAAAGTATTCTAGGAGGTAAAAGATTATGACTTATTCATTAGCAGATTACATCTTAACAATCTCAAACATTACTCAAGAATTTGGTCTAACTAACATTCAAATTGGTGGTCAAGGCTCTATGACTGATAGTATCACAGCTAACAGAAATGAAGATATGTATGAAACTGAAGGTGATAAGACTGGCGGTTATGTACATAACAAGAGCTATAACAAAACAGGTCTAATCAACATTACATTAAATCAGTTATCAGCAAATGTTGGTAAGTTCAAAACATTATGTAATGTATACCACAGAGCAGCTGTTCAACAAGGTTTCACAGTTACATTAACTGATACTGAAGGCAATATCATAGTTACTGCAAATGATTGTATGCCTAAAGGAATTCCTGAACAAGCATTCGGACAAACTGCTGCAACTCAAACTTGGGTTCTAACTTGTGGCATTATTGAATTTAATGATTAGAATAATAAAATAAAGATACTCTGGCTTATTACCAGAGTATCTTTTTGTTTTCTAGAAGTTATTTGAGAAACCTAATAATATATTTATATTATTTAATATCTGTCGGTTCCTCAGAGAAACAATTTTGTTACTTAAAAATGGTCTCTTTTGTACACATCTCCTTACTTTTGTCAGGTCTTCGTCTAATGTAAACTGGATGTCTTAAACTAGTATCAGTAATTTCTTGACATTTTACTTCAATAACTGAATATTGAAGAGTTGACCAATTGTCTCTCCAATAGTTTCTTTCTTCATCAGTACTACAATTAACTTTTGAGACATGATGAATTTTGCCATCTTCATAATAGCCTATCTTTAATGCTCCAAATGTATCAGCATATTTGCCATTACCTTGTTGGTAATCATAAACAACAACATCTACTGTTTCAAATTTCTTACATTTAAGCATAGCACCTTTATCATAATACTTTTTAGCTAATGATTTGACAACTATTCCTTCAAAGCCTTTTTCTATTGCTTCATTCATTAAGTTCATACTTTCTTCATAACTATGAACAGTCTTAAAAGGAACAACATGAAAACGTTCATCAAGTAAAAATGAAACAACTATTATTGCTAAACTATATCTTAATTCATATGGTTGATTTGTCATATCTTTACCATCAAACCATAGACAATCAAATACAGCAAAATGAACATTTGTAGTTTCTTGTAGTTGATAAGCTCTTTCAGGTAAACTATGTAGAATACCTACTGCATCAGCCCAAGTGTCAGAATAGAACTCACAGTCAATAACTGTATAGCCAAATGGTCTATAATAACCAATCTTTGGTAAGTCTTTAATCTTATCTTGATTTTCCATAAATCTATCAGTCTTTTTAGAATGTCTTCTAGAAGTACAATATACTTCATCTCCATTAAAATGAACTAACATTCTCTCACCATCATATTTTGGTTGAGCTATTACTTCACTTTCATTGAACATTTGTTCTAAAAACTTTTTGTTATAGTAACTGATATGGTCAGCATGTGCTGGCCAAATCTGCTTTACTTTATAGTCTTCCATTATTCAAATACCTCTACTTTTTTGATACGTTCACCATAATCGATAGTAGTAACTTCTACGATTAACTTTTGTATGTCAGAACCATAGATGACTCTATTCTTTGTTGTAGTAATCATCCAAGATTTACCAACAATTAGCTTTTCTATTTCAGTTCTTTTATCTATAAAGTTTTGAAGAGCTAATTCTGCAGAACCATCTTCACAGCCAGCATAAATCTTAACGTCTGTTGCTTTAGTTTGAAGTTCTTCAATATGCTTAGTAATGTCTGTAACATCAACTGTTCTAAATTCCATTTGCCAACTATTTTCAACATCATTAGCAATGTTCATCAAATTTTTAGCAAATTGAATAGTAACTTTAAAGTCTGAACCATTGACTTCTTGATAGTCAGCATTAGTCCATTCTCCACTTTTTAATTCTGATGTGTTTTTGTCAATACCTGTAATTCTGAATTGTAATTTTTTCATATATTTATTCCTCCATAGTATTCAGATTTGAATTCTGATATAATTTTGATAACTTCTGAGATACTTTCTAGTTAATGTTATATATTTATATATTTTTAACTAGAAAGTACCTCTAGAATTAAGTTCAGTTAAGCTAAATCGTAGATATCTATTTTATCAGTAAGTAAGATATCTTCATTGAAGTCATCATCGTAATCTTGAATGACTGTTCTTTCAACCTTTTCTGAATTAGCTAAATGCCATACGTCTGAGAAGTTTTTCATCCAATCAACAACTACCTGTTCATCTTCAGGTTTGACTGTGATAAATACTTGACTATCATAAGTCATTTCCATTTTAAGGAATGTATCTTTATTCTCCCTTACATTGTTGTAGACTGATAAGAAAGCCATTGCATATCTTTCAGTTTTTACTTCTTCATTTACTTGATACTCAAGTTGAAGTAATGTTACTTTCTTAGATTTAATGCTATTCATATTCTTTACCTCCATTTGATAGCTTGTATAAAATAATTATTTATTTTATATTATGATTGTAATACTTTTTTAATCAAATGTAAATAGGTTAATATCAATTATAATAAATTGTTATAAGCTTATAACAACTATTTATAGTCTTTCATTATATCATGTATAATATCTGTAACATCTGGTAGCTTTTCATCGATTGTCTTAAGAAAGTCTTTAACATCTTGAACACTTCTTGGATGGAAGTAAAGCATATTCCATTGTTTGATACAACGTTCTTCATATTTCTCTTGCATTGTTGATAGCTTTCCATTGACAGCTTTAACTTCACATTCGATATGATAGCCTTTGTAACAGAAATAGATGTCAGGAATACCTTTTTTATATGAGAAGCCACCAGCTTGACGTTTGTCTTGGAAGATAACTCCGTTTTCTTCTAACTTTGCTAAGTATTGTTGTATACTTCTTTGAATTTGTCCTTCAGGTGTCATTTTTCTTCTACCTCTATTTCTTTACATTCATAACCATTCTTTCTAAGCCAAATAGCTATAAGATGTCTATGACAAAATTTATCAGGAGTTTCAAAACATAGTAATACTTTACCTTCTAAATCTTTAGCTACTTTGTGAACATCAAGCTTATCTAACACTTTAATAGTATACTCTACTTGATACTCCATAACATCTTTATCTGTCTTAAGACTATTATTCCATTTATTCAATATTTCAGAAGTAGGAGCTAATAAGGGATAACGTGCACCTTTCCACCAAGATGCTCCAAGACATACAGCTACTCCTACATCTCCTTCTACTTTTTTAATTTCTTTATATTTTGCAAAGTAAGATGTTCTAATCATACAATTGTTCCTCCTTAGTCATTACAGTTGTAATCATAATCACAATAATCTAAAGTGCCATTGTCAGTATTGTTGAAAAAACCAGTAACATTAAGTCTCAACATTAGGTCATAGTATCTAGCATCATATTCTTCATTGAAAATAACTCTTGCTTCAGTAATATATTTACTAATGAATATAGATACAGAACTTCTAGACTCAATATTTGGTAAGTCTTTTTCATCAACATTGCATTTCTGTAAGATATAGTCTGCCATTACTAATTGCTTTTCAGTTGGTTGCTTTTCAAATATTGCTGGTTTCATTTTTCGACTACCTCTGTTCTTATGAACATCTTACTTGGAGATTTTCTTACTTCTTTCTTACAACAAGGACAATCAATGAAAATAGCTCCATCAAGATGTCTTTCTCTTCCTTTTATGTCTTCTATTTCAAATTCAAATATACAATTACAGTTATTACACATAGTTTGATAGACAATTCTTTCAGTTGTTGGCTTATTGCCATCTTTTATAATCTTAATCATTAGTTTCACCTTTATATTCCTTATTAAGTTCTTTTTTATAGCGTTCTTTAACTTCATAAGGAAGATACCAAGGTTCTCCTAATACATTGAACACTGTCTTTTTAGGCTTTAAATCAGATTTACCCTTAGCTCTAATTGCTTTATTTACTTTACAAATTCGTTTAGTATTTTTTAATGGACATTCACGACAATCCATATCAATACATCTTACATCTCCAATTCTCATTTTTCAGTCCACCTCTTTAGTATTTCAACTTCACCTTTAGCATCTAAAAGAATATTAATTGTTGCGTCTGTATCTTTGCTTCTAACTTTGATAATATTTTTGATTTCTTCTTTATCAGTTATAAAATCTTTGACTATTGCAGTGCCATTATATTCAAACAAAAGATGCTGATTAATAATTTTTGATACTTCATTATATTCAATATTTTCATTTCTTAAGTAGAAATTGTCAATTTCAAGTTGTTTAGAAGCATATATCTCAATGTTTCTTTCATAGCTGTCAATTTTCTTTTTTAGTTCAGCATTTTCTTTTTCAAGTTCTTGAGCTTTTAAAATGTAGTTTTTGATAGTAATTAAAGTATCTATTCCATTGTTTACTTTTTGCCAATCTGGTAATATAGCACTTAAATAATTTACCCGTTCCATTGCTTTACTAGGCTCAGCTTCTTTTATTTGTTTTAGTTCAGTTAGTGCATTATATAAAATAGCAAACTCTTTATTGTAAACATTCTTTAATTTGTTATCTTCAAACTTTTTATAAGGGTTATCTCCCAAATCAATATTGCCTATTTCTTCTAACGCTTCAAATACTTTGTCCATTATTCTTCCTCCTCTATAAATTGTCTTATTCTTGCTAAATCATCCATAAACATCTTATCAGTATAATCAGTTTGTTGTTCTAATGCTTGTTTCATACCATTGTCTAACCAGTTGTTGCTGTAGAATACATGATAGAAACAAATATCTTTTTGACCAACTCTATGTATACGTTTTACTGCTTGTGCATAATCTTTATATAATGGCATACTAAAGATAATGCATTGATTATACTCTTGCCAATTCATACCAGTAGAACCACTAGCAAAATTTGCAATTATGACATTCTTCTTAGTTACTAACTTTTCTTCATCTGATAGTTGACTAAACTTTTCATAGTTTGACAAGTTCTTGATTTCACCACAGTAAACATCTATGTTGTAGCCTAGTTCATCACAAATGTTGAAGATTTCAATCAATTCAGGTGTAAAGTTGTAGAAGATGATGTAGTTGTTTTCATTGTTTTCTAAGAACATTCTTAAAGCATCTAATCTACTTGTATCATACCATTCGAAACATTCAGCATTACCTTGAAAACCTATACTAATTTGTCTAGCTCTTAACCAGAATGAACCATTAGTATCAGCAATCCAATCAAATGACGGATAAGCAATATTTCTATAAAATGGATTGTTAACCATAATGTTTTTGATGTATTTTGCTCTATCAAATTCAGCATTTCTATTTGATAGTTCATCTAAAATATCGAATGCTTTATACTTTTCAAATGTGTAAAGATTGAACATCTTAGATTTGTCTAAGCAATGGTCTACAAAGATTTTGTCTGGTAAATCAATTACATCTTCTGATTTAACTGTCAACGCATACTTATGAACTAAATCAAATAGTTGAGCTACATTCTTATAACCAACTATTGGTTGTTGCCATTCATATAGACCAGCAATGTTGCCTTTGACACAATACATATCTACGAAATGACCTTTACTTGAAGTATAACCTAAGACTTTCAATTGAGTGTACAAATCAATGTAGCCAGTTGTAAATGGTGTACCTGTAAGCAGATATGTATATAAGTTACAGCCATAAGCTCTTAATAACTTTTGAGCCATCATTATAGCTTTAGTTTGTTTAGATTGTAAGTTCTTAATTTTGTGACTTTCATCAACAATTAGAGCAACATTCTTACCTCTACAGCTCATTAGAAATTCTGCTAAGATGTCTTTAAGACTTATTGCTACTGCAGCAGTTTTAGTTCTACTAAACAGACTTTCATAATTGATAATCAAAAGTTGATTTTTGTCAGCATCAATTTCTGATAAGCTTGAATTTTTGTTTAAAAAACTGTAATCTATATTACACTTTTTAGCCCAGTTTAACCAAGAACCAGAAATATCTCCTTCACAAGCTTTTGCATTGATAGTAACAACTATTACTTTGTTACATTTATTAGTTTCAGCAAAAGCTAAACTTAATGGAGTTTTACCAAGACCCATATCTAAGAACAGTCCAAAAGATTGTTTATCTTTGAACTTATCAATGATGTGCTTTTGGTATGGGTAAAGCATATCGTAAATCATTTCTTTTCCTCCCATTCTACCCAGATTTTAGTAAAGATAGTTGTCTTTTCAAATCTGTCAACATAGCCTTGTCTACTACCTCTAATAACTTTGTCATTGATGTCAATATCAACATCTGTATCTTTAATTAGTAGACAATTTTCAGACAACTTATTTGCATATACTCTAATCTTGTCATTAGTTATGTTACTAACTATTGTTGTGTTAAACATATGATTTCTCCTTTTTCTGCTAAATGTTTGATACAAAATTCTAGATATTCTTGATTATGTTCTGAATACACGATACCGTTTTTACAACCACATACTTCATCAGTATCTGTATACAATCCGTAAACAGAATATAGACTTTCTCTAGGCCATTCTGGTAAAACTTTACCACGATAAGTAGCTCTATACCAACCTTTGTCATTAACAGAATAGCCTCTTCTATGCATTTCATTAATAACAGCCATATGATATAAGAAAAGTTTGTATGGACTATGTGTAAAGACATAATCAACTGTAGCATGTTTTCTACCCCATCCTTTTCCTCTTAATGCACAGCATTCACAATGTTGTCTTACTAATCGCTTAGTAGATAACTTAGGAAGCAATGCCTGATGCCATAATCTCATCTTCTTTTTCCTCCTTAAGACTCTTTATATGATTAAGTTCAGCTATTTCATTTTGAGTATCAATTACTCCTATTATTAGAACTCTATTATCAGTAGTTCTAATAGTTGCTACAGCATAATCATTGTTTTCATCTATAGCAATAGTACATTCTGTTTTTAAGACGTTATCTTCTTGATAGCATCTAAATGCTAACTTATTTAGCTTTTCTTCTACAGACATTCTTTTACAATTCTCCATTTCTTTATTCTAAGTGTTTGTTTGACAGTAAATAGTTTGTCTTTAACTACTTTCTTGTTGTCAATAATAACATCTTTCATTCTAAGTGTTATCAAATTCTTTCCTTCAAAAACTACCTTTTCATATCCGACGATACCTTCATATTTATGTGAGAAGCCAGTATCATCTTGTAGATAAATAGCAATTCTAAATTCTACTAAGTTACATAAGTCTTTAGAAGTCATTATCTTACCCATCCAAATAGTCTAACTAAATCAGAGTAGTTGTTCATCCAATTAGATAATACAAGTTTTGCTTCATTTTTAGTCATATCAAAAACATCTTGCAGATATTGACCTGCTCCAAACATATTTACTACTCCAGATTGTCTTAGTCGTTCTAAGTATTTGTATTCTTCAATAAGACTGATATCAATACCTTTATCATCAAATTCAATCTTTCCATTGACAGTTTTATGTTCAACAACAATGTTGTAGTCATCTAAATGTATTTCTGAAATAGGATAGATACTGTTTTGTGTAAAAGCACATAATTCAGAAGTTCCATCTCCATAGTAGTCATACATTTTAGTTTCAAATGCAGATTTGTTATCTTTTGCAACGAATTCCATGCCTTCAATTAATCTGAATTTCATAGTTCTTACTCCTTTCCGACCCATTTTACATCTCCGTAGTAAGTACATGTAATTTCTGCTAAAGCACGGAACTTATTATTAGCTTCATATATGTCTGCAGCAATTACAATTCCGATAAACATTAAGTCTTTCTCTTCTATAGGACTTTTATAGAAATGAGCTTCATATTTGTTTTTAGTAGGCATCTTTCTTTCCTCCTTAAATTATGATGTCTTCAATGACTTCCCAGTCAGCATTACGATGTGTTACCCACCAATCAAATTTGCCGACGTCATTTTTATGTTCTTCATAGAACTTTAATGCAGCTTTTCTAGTATAGAATTCTTTTGTTTCATAGTTGCCATCATTTCTAGCATTAGCTAAATCATGACCAACATACCATAGTACTTCAAATCTTGGTTCTCTTTTTGGCATTTTCATTTCCTCCTATTTTCTACTATTGAAAGTGTAGCCTTGTTTACAAGTTAATTGAGTAAGATATACATTGCAAGAATTAAAGTAGAAACGTCTTGTAGTCATTGTATAGTTTCCACAATCCTTAGTATCTTCATCATATTCATATAGACCAAATTCTTTTTCATCTTCAGCTAAGATGCTGTTATGTTCTTCCATACGTTTCTTACAATTGTTGAATTCTTTCCAGTATTGTTCAGCTGTAAGTTGAGTTTCTTCTGAATCGTAGTCATCTAAAACATCAATTTGATAAAAGTATTTGTTAACAATTCTTTTCATAGTTCTTACCTCCTATAAGTTATTCAACATTGATAGAATTTGTTGAGATGTAGCTGTTTTTAAGAAGTTATTTAAAGCATCTTCTACATCGTATCTTTTCCAATAAACTAGATTTACAAAGTTGAAATGGCAAGATGTTTCATCCTCAGCTGTATCAACTTTATTTGAATAGATTTCTATTCTTGGTTCTGTATAGCTTGTATGAAGCTTTTCCATGATTTCATCATATTCTTGATTGATATTTCCTAGTTCTGTAGAATTCATATTAGCTAATTCTTCAATTCCGTATTTTTTCATATTAACATGTCCTCCAATAATTTATATTATTTATTTTATATTTATATTGTATATCATTTTTAACTAAATGTAAATAGGTAAATGTAAAATAATTACATTATAATAAACTTTTATAAGCTATAACAAAAAGTTATAGGAAGAGTACAAATCTTGTATCGAATAATTACTGGAGGTAAAATGAACAAATTTTTGTGACTTGTACTCTTCCTATAACTTTCTACGAAAAATCTAATAATATAATTATATTATTATTAAATTGTCGATTTCTCGTAGATAACATTATTTTTATTTACATTCGAAAATTAGTATATTCCGCCATAAAATTTAAGCGCAGTTCTTAAACAAGCAATAAAACCATCTCTTTTTGTAACATATTTTGCTGACTCATCCTTAGTTTTACTACGTTTGAAGTTTTCAATATCAGTTTTAGTTAGCTTACATTTTTCATCGATAAGAACAAGCTTCTTACTAAACAATGTGTTGATGTTCAATACTTCTTTATCGAAGTTTTCATCATCTTGTTCATATCTATCAACAGTGAAGTCATCATCTATAAAGCCTTTCATTGCATCTGTAATACTACAGTCAATAAACATTGTTCTGTCACCTGCAAATTCTTTAATACGTCTTATTGCTTCTGGAACAGATGCTTTAAATTGAAGTTCTCTTGTCATTATAATTCTAGAATGTTCAGCATAATCAATAGCTATATCGCAGACTTTCCAAATATCACCTTCACGATTAAAGAAGATATTGCTATAGTCAAGATTAGGAATTATAGATGACTTAACGATGTTCGCGTCATTGAAACTTCTGCCATAAACTGCAAATCGTTTGTCCATAAATACGAATAACAACAATTGTGCAAAAGCATCTGTAATATCATCATGCTCAACTAATGGAAATTGTTCAAGTCTATTGATTAAGTTAAGTAAATGTTCAGAACAAACATATTGTTGACTTAACTTATCGAATTTGTCAGCAATAAAGAATACGTTACTCATATACAAAGAAGCAGACTCAAGTCTTTGAGTTTTAGAATGAGTACCAGGTTGATATGCTTGCATTCCAGGAACTTCATCTTGTAGTTGTTGTAGAATTGGAGAACCATTAGCTTTATCTTCAATTACTTGAATGATACCAGGATAGAAGTTGTCTAATTGAACAACATAGTTGACTGAAGCTTTGAATGCCATTCTTTTTTCTAAACAATCTTTGACGTAAAGATTACCTTTAACTTTGTAAGCAAGAACACTACCAAGAAAGTCTGATGTATCTTTATCTTTAACAGGGAAGTCATGAGATGCGTAAATCATACAGTCATCATCAATATCTGGAACTTCTGTAATTGGTTTGATGTTAATCATATCTGGAGAAATGACAATCATATCAGAAGACATTGGCTTTTGTAAGTATTGAGTTTGGAATACTGTTTCACCAACTTCATCTCTTAAATCTTGATAGTCACCAAAACGTTCAGGCCATAATGGGTCTCCTTTTTTGTAGAAGAAAATGTCACCTGAAATAGGACATACAATATATGTGTCTTTATCAAAGATTGCTGGAATTACAATATGAGTATATCTTGCAGAAAGTTTAGGGTTCTCTAAGATGTGACCAGTAATATCATTTGGAGCTAATCTTTGTTGTATATTCATAATCAACATTTTCTTACGGTCATTGATACGAGAAGGCATGGTGTTTTGGAAGTAAGACCAAGCAGAAGCCATTTCAGCTTTATCTCTTCTTGCAGTTTCAGCGTTTGTTAAGTCATCATTGATAATGATATCTGAACCGAAACCAGTAAATGACTCTCTTGCTTGACATCGTAAGTCTCCACCTTCTTCAGTTTTACAAGCACCTTTAGCTTCTGATGTAAGATGAATAATGTCTCCATATAATTCTTGGAACTCTTGAGAATGAATAAGCTTACATCTTTTACCGTGAGCATCTGCAGCTAATCCTGTAGTATGTGATACAGTTGTTGCAATTACTGGATAGAATAGCCATAACCAAGTTGGTCCAAATACATTGAAGATGATTGTTTTCATATGTCTTGGAGGAACGTTTACGTTTAAGTTTTGTTTTGACTGTCTAACATCAATTACATCAACTGTATCAGATTGCTCAGGAACATCAATGTCGATTTCTTCATAACCAACCCATTTACGACAGAAATATTGGAAAGTTTCACAGTAGAATTGAGGCAAATGACCATCAACATAAGGTGTTGGTTCTACACAATGCCAAAAGTCTTTAACAAAGTCATATAATGAACGACGATAAAGTTCTTTTCGTAAAATCTTTTCAAATTCTGTCATACTACAGTCACCTACTTTGTTGGTTTTTGTTCTGTTTCTGTTTCAATTTTGAAAGCTGTAAATAGATGTAGCATCATAGTAACAGTTAAATCTACTGGGTCGATGCCATCTTTATTATACTTACCAGCATTTGCTAAGATTGTATCAAATACTGCAATGTTTTCTTCATAGAATTTCTTCTTAGTATCAGCAGTTTTAATAAGTTCTTCTAACATCTTAATGCTGTCATTTTGATGTTTAAGCTTATCTTTGTTAGCATTAAGTAAATCAAGAAGTTCTTGATTTTTAGCAATAGCTTCATCAATTTTTTTGATTTCTTCTAAAGCTACATCTTTCATTTCTTTTAGTCTGAATAAGTTACTTTTGATTTTGTTCATATTAGTTATTTTCTCCTTCTATTTAATAATTTATATTATATATTTATAAGAATGCCTCAGAATGTCAATTTTGATATTCTAGTTTAATCTAGAGAACCATTGATTAAATAATCTAATAACATTTTTGTAGGCATTGTTATAATCTCATCTGTTCGATAGTCATAAACTTGATAGCTATTCTTTTTTAAGTTTTGTCTACCGAAAATTGGTAAGATTGTACATCTACAATTAGGAAATTCTCCTGCATTTCCTCTCATACCATCTCTTAAAGGTTTCTCATCTTGTTGTCTAAAGAATACAACGACATCATTCATTTCTTTATGAGATTGTCTTGTACGTTTATCTCTAGATGATTTCCAAATGTATGCTACTGAACCAAGATTTGTAGCCCTGTTTTCAGTAATGATAGATTGAAGTTTAGCTGTTTCAGTTCTAGCAATAACTCCAGCTTTTTTAGCTCCGTGAGATTTAAGCTGTTCTTCAAAGTATCTACGACCTCTAGTTCCATTAAGAACTTGTTCCAACAAAGCTTGAACTGACTTTTCTTTGAATGTCTTAAATACTTCTTCAGGAATTGACTTAATCATTTTGAAGTTGTTTTTGACAGCTTTCTCATAGATTTGTTGTTCATAATCAGAATACTTAACATCTATTCCGATTAGACCAGCCTTTTTAGCAGCCTTGAAGTAATATCTCCAAAGACCTCTTTCATTAGCTAAACCTTTTTTAGCTAATTTTGCAGCAAATTCTTTACAAAACTTTTTGTAGAGTTTTGAATTTTGAAGCTTTACAGTTCGATATTTGATGTTGCCATCATCACGATAGAGTTCTTGTAATGCTGCAGGAGTAAAGATTTTCTTGAAGACTTCTTGATAAATCTTTGTTATTTGACGTTCAATTCCTTTATTCATCTAAATTCAACTCCTTAAATACTGGTAGCTTTATAAAGTCATATATTCTTCTATAAGCTCTATCAACATACCAGTCAAAATCTATTTTTTGCTGAAGCTTTGATATTGTTTCTTTACTTAATATCTCATCATTATAAATGAAGATGTTATCAGGTACATTTGAAAGTTTAGTAGCACTATCTTTTCCATTTCTAGTTTTATGCTTATAAATCATATTAGTTGTCTTACCATCAAACTTTAAAGCAAATGCTCTATTCAAATCTGAAATGCTAACAGTTGTTGTTAACTTTGTAGTAATATCATAAGTGTCATAAGTACAATATTCAAATACACCTTTTTTAGTTAGATATTGGAAATACAACAAGTTGTCTTTATACTTTTGAATAGTTTCTTCTGGCTTAATCTTTTTAGTAAGATAGTTCAATACCATACAAGCGATAATTGCAGGTTCTTTTGATGTATAGAATTCATTTTTGACTGGTTCATCAATAGCCCAGCTACCAATGAATGCATCACCTTTTGTATCTGTTTCACCTTTATCATTGATGTAGCAATAATTGTTAACATCTTTTTGATAGATTTCTCTAATCTTTTTAGGTTTGATAACAAAGCCTGTTCTATTACACCATTCTTTAACTATTGCCAAGATATCGTCATCTGTATAACCAGGTAATGGCTTAACCATAATACCATCAGTGTTTGATTGAATAAGCTTAACTTTTCCATCTAACTTTTCAAGTAAATCAACTAAGAACATCTGACCAACAATTGTTATCAATGTTCCAACTTGTGGGTCATAGAAATCTGTATACTGATTTATTGATGCTCCAAATACTGCTAATAGAATAGTCTTATAAACCCATCTTTTTGTAGCTAATTCAGGCTTACCTTTAAGTTCTAGTTGTTGATGATACATATACACATACTTTTCTTTACCTGATTGAGGAATTGTTCTAGGTAGTAAGTCATAGTTTATCATAACTAAGTTGTAGTAACCACTAACATCAAGGTATAGAAAATCAGTTTCATGACATTTCTTTTCAGCAGCATGTATACCACCAGCACCCATTCTATGAGTTAAGCCACAAAGAACTACTTCAATGTTTTCACCTTTTCTAAAGCCTTCATTTAAGTAGAAATTGATTACATCTTGATTTTTGACTTGTAATGTATCATACATTTTAGGTGCAATATACTGATGTTCAATACCAGGAATTTGTTTTGCACCTAATGCCATTGCAGCTAATCTTGCTTCTGTACCAGTTAAGAACTTTTTGTCAATCTTAAATTCTGAAATTAGACTTAGTCTTAATAACATTTGGTCTTTCAATTCAAGGAAGTTCATATATGTTTGGTCTAAGTCATCAAAGTTGTAATCTTCTTCTAATTGTTTTTCAGCAATAGTTAAAGGTCTATCAATATTAAAGTCAACATCAGTTGTATGAACTCCTTTACCTATCAACAATTCTGTCATCTTTAAAGAATAAAATCTGCAGCACATCAAATCATATGTTACAATGTTTAAGTCAGCTCTACCTCTTATCTTTTGATTGATAATTGATTTTGACTTTTTGAAGACATCTTTTCCACCTTCAACTATATACTTAAGAATATGATTGTCGTATGCATCATTGTTATGACCAATCCAAATACAGTCTTTATTGTTTTCATAGAAGAACTTCATATCAGTTAAGTCCCAAGTTTGATATAGTCTCAAACCAGTTTCTGAACCTACAATACAACCTAGTAATGTGTCATATTTGAAGACTTCAAAATCGAAAATGATAAACTTCATAAGCTATTCTCCTGTACTGCCTAAACCATTATCTTTTCTTTCAGTTATAGGAAATTCTGTAACTTTTTCTAGATAAGGGTTCAAAACACTGAAACAACATATTGAACATACTCTTTGATGTTTCTTAAGACGTTTTGTTTCTTTAGAACAGTTTGTAATGATTAAATGAATTTCGCCAGTATAATCAGGGTCGATTACACTTGTTTGAATAATCAAACCCTGACTAGCAATACTACTTCTTGGAACTAAGATGCCTGCAAAACCTTCAGGAACCATAATTCCGATTTGAAGACCTATAGTCTTAGTTTCTAGTGGTTCAATATCAAATGCTATTGGCAAGAAAATATCTAAACCACTATCTGGTAAGTGTGATTTAACGGGCATTCGAATGTCCTCATTAAAAAGCTTTATCTTCATAATATACCTCCAATATATTATTTTATAGTTATATTATATATCATTTTTATTCAAATGTAAATAGGTTTAGTTAAATTTGATGTCACGAAATATAGGTCGTTCAGCAAATAGTTTTTGTTTAGCATATCTAGTATTGAACTTATAGTATGATGTACCAGGATGAAGAACTGATTGCATAAACTTTAGCAAGTTAGTGTCATACTCAATTGTTGATAGATATTTGACCATTGTAGCAAATCTTTCATTTTGAACATCACGTTCTTTTCTCTTTTCATTGCCATAATGACATCCACCAGTCTTTTTAACTGATGGCATTTGACCAATTCTGATAAATCTAGTATCAGATAATGCGACTAAACCTTTGTTGACAGCTTCTATATAAAAGACTAAATCTTCAACGCCTACTAAGTCCATTCTTTTGAAATGTAAGTCATATTTTTGAACTAATGCTAAATTAATGATGTATGTTTGACATAATTGAGATATAAAGTATGTCTTTTGACGTTTAACATCGTTTGACATAGCTTTTCTACCAAAGTTAAATGCAAATGCTCTATCTCTAAAGATGTCTGTTTCAAATCTATCAAGACAATTTTGAAGTATAGTCTTAAAAGTAGTAATACGATTAGAAGTATCATGCAAACCATATTGAGTATCATCCATCATCATACAATACTTATAACCAAGTTTTATGCTTGTTTGAAGAATTTGCTCTCTAGTCTCGCCGATACAATGTACATTTTCTAACAACATAAAGCCTAAATTTGGCATATCAAATTGAGGTTCATCATAATAGCCTTCTTCATAATCTTCTTTTCTTACACATAACGTAAATTGAATGTCATCTGTATAACGAATAAATGATAAAATTGCAGGCCATTTTCTTTTGTATGTTGGTATACATATGATTAAATCTTTAATTTCTGCCATTGTTAACAACTCCTTTGTTTAGATTATGAATAGTTTTAACTATTTGTTCTGCTATTTGATAAGCTGTCATATCAGAAGTATTGTATTTGACAATTTTATAGTTAGTATTTTGTAAGAACTCAAAAGCTTGTTCAAATAAGTTAGAGTCATCATAATAGTTGATAGTTGGTTCATTATGAAGATTACATCTTATTTGCCAGTCAGCTTTATCAACTGTTAAATGAACATACAATGCATTTTTGTAAGGTAAGCTGTATTTACAGTCACGACTATATTTTTTAGCATATACAACTAATGATGGCCAACCTCTACAAAATACATTAAGACGTCTATCTAATTCCCAGACGTATTTAGCGATTGTATCTTTTCCGCATTTATCAATGCCATCTAAAATGACAGTATAGTAATCTAATGTTTCCATGACTCAATCATCTCCTTTTCATCTGGAAATAATAGACTTTCATCAAGTCTTTGAAGTTCTTTAAACCAAGCAGATTTTGTAAAGTCAAAACTACAATACTCAGTTATAATACTTATTTCAGCATTAGCATCTGGGTATCTAGCAAATGAATTGCCAAATACATTATCATAGTTCATTCCAAGCTTTTGTTTAGCACCCATACAATCTGCAGGTGTAATAATTTGCTTATACATCTTATATGTATTAAAGTCAATACTACCTAAAAGTTTGTCTTGTTCAATAGTATCTAAAATTGCTTTCTTACATAATCTATAGACTAAATTAATTTCATCAGATAGATTGTTCTCACATCTAAAACCAAATGAACTAACAAATGTATTGACATCAACAACATAGACTAGTGAACAAGTTTGACCGTGCATTGTCATATATCTTGCATCTTGAGGTGGAATGCCTTTACTGATAAGTTTGTCATAGAACTTTTGAGAAGCTTTAACTAATTCTTCAGCTTCTTTTCTTAATTCATCATCAGCATAAATGTTAGCAGGAATGATTACGTTATGAGTAATTGGCATTGGCATTTGTGACTCTACATTAAACCGAGCTTTTCTTTGTCTAGTTAATTGAGCTAAACATACTCTACTTATGTTGTTAATTCTGAAAGTAATAATAGCTTGTTCTCTAGGCATTGGTAATGCTCTCATTTTGATGATATTGTTAATAGCGTCATCGATATATGAATTTGTTGGGTCATCATATTCTAAATTTTGAAGATTATGCCAAGTCATTCTATAACAATTCCAAGCATGTCTTGCTAAATCTTTGTTGTAGTCAATAACTTCAACAGATATATCTTTATAGCCATCAGAAATTTCTTTTATCATTATAGTTCTCCTCCAAGTTTGATTATTCTGCTTATAGTATCTGTATAGATATCTTGAATATCATTTGACTGATTTCCAAGTTCGATTTCATTAGTAGTGTATTGATATACTGAAAGAACATCTGCTAATTCAACAATGTTGTCAACTATTTTATCTTTGTTGTCAATCATTAGATTAGCATAGTTTGGGTATTCTTTTCTATAGAAGTCGTCTTCATACTTCTTTAACATTGGTCTTAAACCAAGAGCTTCTTTAACGTCATGAGTAATGTCATTAAGTTCAATTTCAGGCATATCATGTAATAATGCTTTGATTAGACATTCAAATGTTTGTTCTTTAGTAAGTTTTGCTTTTTCAGCTAATTCTAAAGCAATAATTGCAACATAGAATGAATGTTCAGCAACTGACTCATTTACAAGTCTTTTTCTTGAATTGTATCTTGTAATGTTCTTTAGTTGATATAAGTAAAGCAAATGTTTTTGTAGTTCTGTCTGTTTCATTCTATTTCACCTTCATAACTTTCATATATTTGCTTAAAACTATAAGAACTATCATCTTTAAGAATAGCTAAAAGTTCAGTTTCATCTTTTGCGAAATGACCAGTTCTTGCTAACATTAAGTTGAAAGGCTTTCCATTTAATGTTTCAGCATAGTAAACAATTGGTTTGCCTTTAGCATAAGCATAACCAGCTTCCCAAATAGTACCAGTATCTTTTCTATCATAAATTACAACAACTATATCAGCTGTATCAATGTTCGTTATGTTTGAAGCTAAAGTAGAATTGATTTGCCGTTTAGTTGCATCTTTTGTAATTAGACTTGCTAATTTTGGATTGAATACATTGAACTTATCTTTAAGTAACTTATAGATACGAGAATGTTCTTCTTCCATTTCAGGTGTAAACCATCCACCTGCTAAATAGATTTTCTTCATTTTATACCTCCAGTTAATGTCGTTTCTTCATTTCATCAAATTGAAAATTGAAGTAACGATAATCATCTTTTTTCCATTTTGAAATATGTTTGAAGTCTTTTGATTTGTAATAGTCAGAAGCTTCAAATATTTGTCTGACCATATCTCTATCAGTAGTAATCTTTTCATATATGAAAGCAATCAATTCATAATCTAACTCACTTTCATTAGAATGTGAACCAGGTGCTTTCTTAAACCATAATCGTTGAAATTGAATGTTCTTAAGATACAATCTTTTAGCTTCTATTAGAAGTTCATTTAAAGTTCTTGTTTCTTCTTTTTCTTCGATATAGTTATGCTTAAATTCAGGCTTCTTCATAAATTTGACTAAGAAACCTAAAAGATGTCTTACTTCTATCTTTTGAATAGTGTTATTAGCAATAGCTCTACCAGTTATAGTAACATATCTAGCACTACCACTATGTTGATAATACTCAATGTTGTATTGAGAATTCTTAATGTAGTAAGTTTTAGTATAGTCCTTGATTGTGTCTGTAATAAACAGAATTCTTAAGCCAGTTCCACTAAAACTAAATTCGATATAAGCAATATCTTTGAATTGTTCTATGAAATACTTAGCTCTTTCATCACCAGATGTAATATCAAATGGCTCACTAAAACAATGGTCAACATCTATTGCTGATATCTTACTTGCTGTTACTGAAATACCAATACCAGCATAGTTTTCTAAATCAATAACTTCTGCTAATGTTGTTAAATCTACAAAGTCAGTATCTACATTAGGTCGGCAAGGACTACCATCTATTCTAAATGGTTTTTTGTCCTTGCTTACTAAACAATATCTTAAATCATTAGCTAATAGCTTTGTGTTTAAAATATAGTTTAATGTTACTAATGCATTCATAATACTATTGAGGTAAACCTAACTTCTTAGCTGTATTCCAAGATACTGGATTGAACCAAGTAGATGACGTACCATCATCATTAGCAGATGTTTCTTGTTTACAATAAATTTGAGGAGCTGCAGCTTCTAATAATTGTAAGCTTTCAATTAAGATTTCTGCACCAGCTTTATATGCTTCAGCTTCTAATAATGGTTGATTGTTTTCATCTATGAATTTAGCCATATCATTAGCAAATCTTAAGATTTTGTCCTCTGCATTGTATGAATAATACTTAAAGAAGACTTTTCCTTTAGTCTTAGGAATGTTGATAACTTTTACATTGCCATATTTATCAACATCTAAATCACAGCCATCTTCAACAGCTTTGAATTGACAAGCTACTTGTAAGTTTCCTTTCTTAGAAAAGCCGAATTGAGCTTTCTTTAACTCACATAAGTAATAGCCATCTGGAGCTTCGGTAAATGTATTACCATCTGGATCTACATTATCAAAGTTAACTCCTTGCATAGCTTCATTAATTGCCTTAAGTAAATCTTCATTTACTGTTCCATCTAATCTAGTATTATTAGCACTCATTATTTATTTCCTCCCGCTAATTTTGCTTTAATTCTTGCTCTTAATTCTTCAATATTTTTTGCCTTTTCAGACATATTTTGTCCAGCAGGCTGTTGAACTTCTTTAGGTTCTTCCTTAACTTCTTGTTTAAGTTCTTGTTTAGGTTCTTCAACAACTTGTTCTTTCTTTTCTTCAACCATTTCAACTTCCTCTTCCTTTGGTAAGAATGAAGATTTCTTTTCTTCCTTAGGTTGTTCAACCTTTACTTCTTTCTTAGGTTCTTCTTTTTGGACTGGCTTTTCAACTGGTTTCTTAACTTCAACTTTCTTTTCAGTAGAGTCATTAGTTAAACCAAGTAATTGACAGAAAATTTCTGGTTCTAATTCAATATCAGCAGGTAAAGTATCTTCTTTTACACCTCTAAGAATTGCCCATTCATTTTCCTTTGGTACAAGTGATAACATTCTCTTTTTAACAGGATTGCCATTTTCATCAAAATCAGTAGTAAGATATGTTCTTAATACATTCATTCTTCCTTCAATTACATCTAATACCTTATCTGGCATTCTATTTGATGGTCTAAAGAAAGTCTTTTCAATACCTCTTCTATCTTTAGATGTAACAGCTGTTTGATGCATAATAAAGATAATATGCTTATCTTCATTGATTAACTTACACATAGTATTTAAGAAGTCATTTCTTTGTCTGTCATAACCTTCAGACCAAGGTAAATGAGAAATATGCTTGATATCATTTTCAATACAGAATTCTTGTTCTGACCACTTGAATAAGTCTTCAGCTAAATCAACAACATATGTGTTGTATTGTGGTCTGTCTTTGCCAAATTCTTCTTTAGCTTCTTTCCAACTGTTGATTACTACGTGGTCTTCAGCTTTAGCACCCCAAACATCTAACCATTCATAGTTTCCATCAGTTGTAAAGAAGAATGGCTTTCCTACAACACATCCGAACCTAAAAGCAAATACTGATTTGCCATCTCCTGGTTCTCCAAAAAGTAACAATTTTAAACGTCTATTCATAATTTCCTCCTATAATTGTAATATCTTTTCTGTTCCACGTTTAAGAATTTTAGTAATTACGTCTAGATTTACATCTTGACATAAGCTATAAGCTAGATTGATAGAATTTTGAACTTCAAATAATGAATACTTATCTTTAAAGTTGTCAATCCATATCTTGATAGCTTCAGGTGAGACAAATAATCGTCTATCTTGTGCAATGAAGATAATTCTATCTGTAAACTTATGATAAGTCATACGATTGAAGTTATTTGTCTTGATTGTTAAGAAGTCTTTTCCAACATCAATGTTGTACTTTCTTTTAAGAAAGTCTAAATCATCTTTAGAAAGAATTTTAACACCATTCTTAGCCATTGTTTACCTCCTTGTTATTATTATTTTATAGTTATATTATATAACTTTTTTAATCAAAAGTAAATAGGTTTCAGTAAAATCTTTTTACTTTTCGATAACTTCTGAGTCAATACATTCTTCAGTCATTTGGTCAGGTTCTACATATTCTTCAAGTTCAATATCTATAAACTTAGGTAATGACTTTTCTACCATATATGTGTCAACATAAGCTTGAAGTAGTTCTTCATCGACATAATCAAAGTAATGAGAATTACATGCTTCATCAATTGCATGTTCAATATCTCCTTGTAATGCAGTATCTACAAATTCTTTGAACTTCCAATAATGATTACAGCAATTTACAGGGTCTACAACTTTCATATCAATAGGTCTACATATTCTATTTTCATGTAGAGTTTCAGTTTTTAAGTCAAAGAAATAGTCCCAGATAGTAAACTTAGAATATGCTTCTGGAATTCGATAATAGAATTCTCTATATTCTGAGTCAGGTGCAGAACCATAGTTGATATACCAAGCTTTGTTGTCAATAATAAGTTGACCTGTATCACACATCTTAGCTAAATTGTTGACATAAAGTTTGAAAGCATCTTTATTAAGTGTTTGCTTAGGAAATAGATGTAAGACAATTAAGTTGTCATCATCAGCCATATACTCATGCTTAAATCTAGCTTTGAATTGTTCTTCATTTTCATTTTTCTTTTGTCTGATTTGTTTCTTTCTAAGATTGATGATGCCGCATTTGATTACTGGTATGTCAGGTTCAGCAGTCTCAGACATAAATATGTAACGATAGATTTGGTCTAAGTAATTGTCCCAATGAGGTTCTTGAGATGAAGTTTTATAGTCCATAATGATGTAGCCTTTGTTAGTTTTAAGTCTCAAATCAATGAAGCCAATGAACTTATCAGGCTTAGCATACAAATTAGATGGTAGAAGACCTGTTACAAATACTTCATGTTCTTCTCCAAGAAGTTCAAGTTGTTCACCAGTTTCATCATCTCTTAAGATTTCTTTCATAAACTGTTCTTTCTTATTTAAGTAAGCTTCAACCATAGTTTCAACTAAGAATTGTTCTTGAGTATAGCCTTGACCAAACTTACCATTTTCTTTATAGTATTCATCAAGATTTGATGTATTATGTTCAAGTCCCCAGTGAACGGCTGAACCAATTGAGAATGCAGCTTTTTCTACAATAGGATAGATGCCTTCAACTTTAGTTAGGTAATACTCCATAGGATTATTCAACAATGTTGATAATGTTGAATGTGAGAACTTTACCTTAGTTTGTTGTTCCATTTTGTTCATATTAGTTTACCTCATACCAATCATCAGCTAAACAATCTGTAACAGATGGAACCCAAGTAGAAATAGTACCTTGAGTAGTTCTTAATGCCATATAATGATTGTATGGAACTGTTCCATCTTCATTAGCAATTGATTTAGCAGCTTCAGTTTGAGCATAATATCTATTTGCTGGCACATAATATACAAATTGGTTAGGTCCATTCCAACCTCTTCTAGCAACTTTCTTACAAGCTTTAAGTCTGTTGATAGCTTCACCAAATCCGAATGTAGTAATACAGCTTTCTTCATCAAACTTAAAATCAAGAGTAACTACTTGCTCATTAGAAATAACAAAGTTCTTAGTTTTGTTATATACATCTAAATAGAACTCATCCTTATCACCATTATACGTTACTTCAAAATAGAAGTTGTCTTTTTCATTAGTTGCAAGTAATGCTTTATTGTTTTGCAATACTTTTGAAACCCAAACAACAAAAATGTTTGTTAGTTCAATATGTTTCTTTTCAAAGCCTAAATAGTAAGCTTGAATTATACTTTTAGCTTTAAAGCCAAATTCACGTTCTGTCATAATTCCTCCAATGTTTCTACGAGAAATTTAATAATATAATTATATTATTATTAAATTCTCGATTTATCATAGAATATAAAAAAGATGACTTCTGAGATACTTTTGAATTAAGTTTATATATTTATATATTTCTTAAATTGAAGTATCTCAGAAATACTATTCTACTACTACCTTTTTATCAGCAAGTAGTTCTTCTAATGTTTTCCACTTATCAGTGAATTCTGTATCAGTTTCTTCATAATGAAGATTAAATACAGCTACAAATGTTTCATCGAAATGAGTATGTCTGATGATGTTTTCATTTAACCATTTTAGACATTCAGCTTTAGTACCTCTAACAAAATCAATATGACATAATGTACCAGTAGTCATATCTAAATCTGCCATTGCTACAGAATACTCAGCTTTCTTATTGACTTTAGGTTCTTCAACTTTATGTTGGTTAGCATCATATTTTTCATTTACAGCATTTCTTAATTTGTTAAGACGTCTGTTATTAGTTCTATACCAATGAACATCTTGTCCAACAAATCTTAGTACTGCCTTTTCACATTTAACTAGAATTTCATCATCTGTGTCAGTACAGTAATTAGCAACCTCATCACCGAATGCTGTATCAATTAAGTCATTCTTAATACAAGAGTAAACTCTTGGATGTTCTGATGTAGGTTCATGAGTAAAGTATACATCAATTCTTTCATCGTCTGATTGTAAGTATGAACAGAATTGTGTAAATAAGTTAGGGTCTAGAGCTTTAGCTCCATCTAAAACAATAATATCATCTAAATTTTCCATTGTGTCCTCCTTAAATTAGTGGTATTGTTTCATTTTGCCAATTTGTAAAATTGATTTCGATAATATCTTCAGCTTTAATCATTGTAATGCATTCATCATCAAAGTAAAGTGATAAGATACCATCGTATTCAATTCCTTTAACAATAGCTGCACAAATTTTTGTGCATCTAATTTCACAAGCAGATGTTTTGACAAATACATATCTAACATTCTTATCTTGTTCTTCTTGTTTGAAATGACGTAAATAACGTCTTAACTTAGCAGGTGTCATCTTGGAAGTGGTGCCTCCTTTTTGTATTGATTAGTTTCTGTAAACTTATTAGGGTTCTTACAATAATTAAGAATATCATTAGATTGTTCTTCTGTAATGTTCTTAACAACAACTGTTTTGTAGTCAGCCATTTGACTGTTCCAACCAATTGTATGTTCAATACTTCTTTTATCTAAGAACTTCTTTAAGAAATACTTATAGAAACTAATACTTACAATGAATGTTTTGTCCATCTTAACCTCCTTGTCTGTAAGATTTGTTTGATTAACATTTACATTATTCATTACATTTACCTCCAATTGAATAATTATTATTTTATATTATAATTGTATAACATTTTTAACTAAATGTAAATAGGTAAATGTAAAATATTTTACAAAAATGTCGGAAGAAGTTTTCCAAGTACTACTTCATTTTTAATAGTATCAACTATTCCACAATACTGATATTTGTCTTTCAACAACTCATATTGCATTTTAGCTAATTGTAATGTATCAAATTCAATATGATTTTCATCACTGTTGATATTGTAGTAGATTAGTACGAACATAATCATCACTCCTCATAGCAAACTAATTTGATAAAGTCTTTATTGAACCGATAATCACCAATCTTAATGAAAGTAGCATCTGAGTCTAATTGGTCTTTAAACTCTTGCATTGCTTTTCTGCTACATTCAATTTTGATTTGTTTTTGATTAATATCAACAACTATTATTGTAACAAAGTTGCTACATTTCTTACGTTTTAACATATCACTTTTCTCCTTTGATTATGATAGCTCCTGTTTTGGAGTCTTTTACAATTTTGTTATCTAATAAGTAGCTAAAAAACAGCTTCTTACTAGACGGTGCAGAATAGTTAATACCCATACTCTTACAAAATTGTAAGTAATCTTCTTTTGTAGTATTAGTAACTTCAAAGCATTGTTGTTTCATAATTCTTACCTCCTTAAATTGTAATTAGTTTGAACTTCTTACCAACAAATGTACATCTTAGAATTGCTTGGTTGTTAGATAACTTTTCAATTGACTTAAGATTGTAAATCTTCTTTAAAGATTGAGTAAATGCAAATTGAGATTTAGTATAGCCACAAATCTTATATAATGCTTTAGTAGAAATAAAGACATCATTATCAGCAAAGTAGCTAGTTCTACATTCATCATCAGCTATCATTTTTAACATCTTTTCTTGAGAGTTGTAGCCTAAAGCTATCATTGTAGGAGATTTGTATAGCTTATTGCCTTCTCTATCGAAGAACGTATTTTCTAAAGCATCAGTGCTAGATTTAAGATAGTCTACTACTTTAAAGATACTGATATTTTGCATTGATTGGTCTACACTTATATCAACATCAGCATATTGAAGTTTCCAATCATTTTCAGTAAAGTTGAAAGTACTTGTAAAGTTCTTAGTAGCTAACTTAATGCCATACATTCCAAGATATACAAATATGATAGCATTTGCTAAGTTTGAAGTGATTTCTCTTAAGTCTTGTGAGAAAGATGTGTCATAATAGTCACCTGTTTTCAAGAAACGTTTATCAGCTGTCCAGCTAAACCAAACTTCAAAGAAATTGCCTCTTCTTCTAAAACCTTGAGTAGTATCTGAGAACTTAACCATTTCTTGGTCATTTGCAGCATAAGTAAACTTACAATTGATATAAGACTGATGCTTTTGAATACCTTTAATGTTGATAGTCTGAAATGGAGAACCAGTAAAGTTCTTTAAGTTCTTACTCTCAGTATACGTTTTAGGTGATGTTTCTAAGAAGATATTCTGATAGTGATTAACTAAAGTTCCTGAAATGAAACTGTCATTTTCAATATCATCTAAACTATTAGAAGTAGGTCTTGGAACAATATTGCATGTAAAACATCCATCAAACAATGAGTTCTTACCATTGCCACCTGAACCAATCAGCATTACAAATGCTTGTACAAATTCTTGGCACATATTATAGCCTAAGATTTCACATAGATGAATAAACTTCTTCATTGAGAATTTGTTTAGCTCATCGTGTGACATATTGTATACTAATTCAAAACAATAGTTTCGATTTTCAGCTTTGATATTGTCTTTCTCAAGGTCTTTCATTAGTTCAAGAAATTCTTCTAATGAGAACTTATTGATGTCAATATCTAATGGCTCAAAATCAAAGTTGAAATACCATAATACAACATAGTTGTAGTCATATAGATATAGTTTATTGTTTAAATTAGTTAAATTGACTACCGTATATTTGAATAGCCAAGAATTTGTCTTAAAGTTATAGACACCATTTTTGAATGCTGCACAGTATGATGGTAACATTGAAACTTTAACACCATCTGTTTTACTATCAAAAGTAAGCTTCTGTAATGTTGTCTTTAGATTGACAGTAAATGATTTGATAATCTCACTTATTCTGTCATCGATTTCTTCTGTGGTTTCTTTGAAGTACTTAAATCTTAATAGAGCATATAGATTGTCGATTAAGATTTCTTTAGCAGTACCAGCATCACAGAAAGTATAATGAATTTGGTCAAATCGTTTTGCAATGTAGCCTTCTTCATAAACATATACTTGACATTCTTTAGCAAGTATAGGTCTCCATAAAGGTAAGGCTCTAGCAATAGTTGCTTGCAAATCGATTTGTTCTGTTAAATCAATCATTGTCTTTATTGCCATCGTTACTTCTCCTGTACTAAAACATCAATTGCAGCTTTGACATGTTCTAAGATTTCATCAGTATGCCATTTTTTGTCAGTTGCAAATTGTAATGGTGGATAGCCACTATAATCTCCACAATGAGAATAGTCCCAGCCATACCAAAACTCTGTATCATCAAAGCCGATATGCTTTAAGCTTCCTGAAAATGTCAAACCACCGTGAACAACGTTATCAACAACATCACAGTCATAATAGTCTTTTCCGTAGTATTTGCTATCTTTAGGAAGCTTTACATATGCACAAGGATGCACTCCATAAGATACGATAACATACTCCATACCGTTATATGTACCTTTGTCTAAAATTTCAATTTCTCTTTTTGATTTGTAAATCATTTCTTTCATTATTTTTTACCTCCAAATACTTCACGATAACCATCATCATATTCTTCAATTACTTGCTCATTTAATGCAAATAACTTTGCTAATATTCTAAAACCTGGACTATATCGTAGTTTCTTTAGATTAGCATTTGCTTGTTCAATGATAGCTTTATGCTTTTCAACATCTTCAACAAATAGTTTACAATGACCTGTAGCTCTTGATTTGTTTCTTTTACAAGTAGGGTACTTGCAATACTCACATTTACTTGTTGCCATTGTTACTTAACTCCTTTACAAAGTTATTGAAGACTTCATTTCTTTCTTCTTTAGTGTCATAACATACACGATGTATTTGACCATTGCTCATTATGATTTCGAAAAAGAATAACTCTTTTGAATTGTAAGCTATCCAATCTTCTAAAGGAATGTCTACTGAACAAACATTGTCTGCTCTAACGAATAGTGGTTTGCCTTTAATTTGAATGATTGCTTTCTTCATTTTTTGTTCCTCATACTTTCTAATAATTTAATGTTCAATCTTTTGATAGAACTTTCTAGTTCATTAATTTGTAACTGAATTTTAGCTAATTCTTCACCTGAATACATTTGACAATACTGAGCATTGTAATGAAGCTTATCTACTTCTTTTTGAAGCTCATCAATATGACTCATAGTAATGTTGTATGAATGTTGCTGTCTAATTAAGTCATTGATTACTAATTCATAAGGTGGTAAGTTATTGATTTGAACTTGAATATGATTAAGCTTCTTAAGTTCATTATCAGTAAATGGTCTACAATCAACTTTACGTATCATACAGTTAATCATACCAAGTCCTTCAACAGGCATTCCATAGTAATAATCATCAGATGCTTTATTTACATACATAAGCTCATAATCACCTTCAACTCCATCATTAGGAATAGCATTATGCATATAACCACAATGATTGTATTGACTGCATAATACATAACCGTTGACATCTTCAGTTCTTAAAGTATTAGGATTGATATACTTAAACATTTTCTTCATTACTTTACCTCCCAGTATGTTATCTTTGTCATAGGTCCTTCAAAGTTATCTTTGATAGTCTTAATAGTTTGTTCATCTTTAACGAATGTAGAATGAATAACTTTCTCTACATATTTATTTTGAATAGGACTCCATTCTTTCAACAAATAGTTGACTTTAAACATTTTAGTTAATTTTCTGGCAGGACTGTTCTTATTGACAGTCCGACCAGTTTCTTTCATTTCTTTATCTAAGAATTCAGTATTTGTAGTAGCCATTATTTAGCCTCCTTGATGTATTCAGCTGGAATATCTAATTGATGATAATAGCCATCTTTTACAAAGTCAGGTGTAAAGTGGATGTAGTATGCTTGCATTGTTTCTCCATTAACTTCATCATCAACTATATCTAAGATACCTTTTTTCTTTAATGAAGCTAGAGCTCCTCTACAACCAGGAAGTTCTTTTTCATCGATGTCCCAACCAATGAATGTAGGACGGTCAGCTTCAACGTAGTATTCTTGAGTTTTTTCATTATATTGAGCAGACTCTTCATAGAAACTACCTTCAGATAAGATACATTCCAAAGTATCGATTTCTAATCTAGTTAATTTTTTGCCAGTGTCATGTAAGTATCTAACTAAGTGATTGTATCTCATATAAGGTTTTGTCATTTCATTGTCAGCTAACTTAAGTTCTTGTTCTGTAGTATCTAATTCAATAAGTTCTCTATCAGTTATTTTTGAAATAAGATTTGAGATTAAATCTTCCATAATTTGACCGATTGTTTCTTCGTTTGACTTAACCTTAGATAGATGTTGTAAGTCCTTTACGATTTGAATTTCTTCATTTGTTTTAGGGTTCCACCAAGAATTAAGGTGTAGCATCCAATAACCAGTTTGTTTGTTTCTCCAAATTTGTGTGTTTTCATTGATTTTCATTTTGTTTTCCTCCAGAATTTTTATATTATTTATTTTATATTTATATTGTATATCATTTTTACTCAAAAGTAAATAGGTAAATGTAAAATAATTATAAAACGTTATTATAGCCTATAACTTTTTGTTATAGGACTATTTTGACAGACTATTAAGTAACTTCATCAATTCTACAGTTGATAAAGACTTCAAATAGTCAATTTCTTCTGGAAGAAGAGTGTTATTAGACTTAGAATTTATGACACTAACTAAATCATTTTTCTCATTGTTTGGCTTTTTAGTAGAAGCAAGTAGATTTTTGATAGCAGTTGTTGTCATTTTTTTAGCAGCATCTTCAACTTCTCCATAGTTTACTACTTGAGGATTGATAAGAGCTTCAGCTTTTAGTTTATTCAATTCAATCAACATAGAAACAGCTGATAGCTTATCTTTTGAGTTGAGTCTTTCATTAGTAGGAACGTATTCGTCTGTAATCATTGTAGTTAGATAACCACCAATAGCATTTAAGTCTAGCATCTTAGTAGCAAATCTTCTTTGATATTTGGCTTTCATTATTCTACGAATTTCTTCTTGGCTTGAATACATTGACATGACAGCATTGTAATCTTCAGTAGAAATACCTAAAACTGTTTGAACTAGCAATGGGTTCATAGTATCGCAATACATACGAATGATTTGTTTATGCTCATCAGTCATATGGTATTGTCCTAATGGGTCAACATCTAATGAGAATTGAGGATTGTTATCAAGATTTTCAGAATGATGTTCAATAACTAAGTCAACTTCTTTACTATCAAAAGCATTGATTGCTGGTTTGTCTTCTTTCTTTTTTCTTGCCATAGTTACTACCTCTTTTCTATTACTACTGAACCATTGATAAGGTTGATTAAGTCATTTCTACTTGTAAAAGCAGCTACATGAGAATTGTCGAAATCAAACATATAACCATCTCTAAGATAAACTAAACCAAGATTACCAGTAGCATCTGCTTCCCATTTAGGATAGAAAACAATATCTTCTATCTTGTCATAAACTTCATTTGGAAGATTTTCGATTTTGAATTTCTTACCCATAGTTTCACCACCTAGTCTTGTAATAGTAGAGCAATACTTACGAATGCTTGCATATCTGTTACATCTACATTAACTGGAATTTGACCTAACACATCTAAACTCCAAAACTTAATAGTAAACTTTTCAACATCTATAAATACATATAGTTCTTTTTCTTCATTGTAGAATTGATAATGAGGATGGTTGTTTAGAACTACTTCATAACCAAGTTTCTTTACTAATTGCATTGTATCTTTCATATTCTTACTCATAAATCTTATTCACATACCTTTCATCTTTAATAATGACATCAGCTTTGTTGATGAATAGAAATTCAGAAATTTGCTTTTCATTAAATGATATGATGTCGTCTGTAGAAATCTTTCTATCAAACTCATTTAAGTAGTTTTCAGAAATAGTAGAAGCATCAACGATTTCACATTCTACATAATTGAATTGATGATATTTTGTCTTAACTCTTTGAATTTTAACAACTTCTAATTCTCCAAAAATATAGTGAAAAACTCTAGTTCCTTGTTTTAGTGAGACATGTTGACATAATACATCATCATAATTGATTTGATTGTTCATTTTCTTTCCTCCTAATGAATTATTTATTTTATATTATGATTGTATAACATTTTTATCAAAAAGTAAATAGGTAAATGTAAAGAAAATGAAATTCTTTTCTACATGTATACGTACGTATTCTATAAACATTAGTTATGGCATATAGGCAGGCATACATACACATAGTAATCATTACAAACAGTCAAAATTGTATTTCAGCGGTGAACAAACTGCTAAAATAGCAAAAAAATAGTTAAAAAATAGTATTAAAATAGTAACGGAGCTATTTTTTTTTATTTACATTCGAATTAAAATAGTAGCTGAGCTATTTTCTTAGTATTTTAAGTAAATAGGTTAATGCGGAATATCAGCGTATATATATAAATTGACTCTTTTAAAATAGTAATATACTATTTTTAATATATTATATAAAATCAAAAATAATGAACAAAAGTATATAAAATGTTCATTAAAATAATATAAAAATAAAAATATTTAATTTTTTGGAACTTACTATTTTTTTTGTATTTTCCAGAAAAACATTTTGAAGCAGCTATCTCTCATCATACATGCATGTGCGTAACCTATTACATATAATATAGAAACTATTTTAAGAAAATGATACTCAAATATGTACTTTTGTTCAAAAATGATTTATAATATTTATATATAATAAATATTATAAATTATATATAGAAAGGAGAACACTATGGCAGAACAAAAAACAGCTGGTTCATCTAACAATCAAGACATCAACATTAGTACTGAAGTTACTAAAGATGGTAATGTCAAAGTAAACATAGGTGATGCTTCAGAACCAAGTCCTATCGAACAAATGATAGCTAAAGATGTAATGAGTGCTAAGGACGAAGAATTCATGGAATTTAGCATTGAAAAGACAATAGCTAATACTATGGACAAAATCAAAAAGCTAGCAGAAGCAGAACTAAAAGATGAAAAGAGTCCACATGCTAAAAGCTTTAAAGATGCTTATGGCAATACATTAACAGCTACAGGCAATAATGATATGGTCAAAAAGTTTGCTAACTATGGCATAACTAATGACACTATGAACTATATGTTGTGGATGGCATTGTATAATGACTCTTGGGTGTTTGCTAGAGCAATTGATAAACCAGCACAAGACCAAATCAGATGTGGTATCACAATCATTTCAGATGCTAAGATTGAGGAAATGACTACAGAATACAAGAAGCATTCTACAGACTTAATCAATCTTATCAAATGGGGTAGATTATTCGGTGGTGCTATTGCTGTAATCTTACTAAAAGGAACATCAAACAAAGATTTGAAGAACCCTATTGACTATGACAAAATTGATGAGAAGACTGTAATTCGTCTATACGTAACTGATAGATGGTATGGTGTAGCTCAACATGGAAGTCAAATGGTTTCAGATTTAGCAGATATCGACTATGGCAAACCAATGTATTATGACATCACATTTGCAGATGGTAAGACTTATGTTGTTCATCATTCTAGAGTTATGAGATATGAACATAGAGATGCACCTCAATTGATTAAGCAAGGTTATTTACAAGGCTGGGGTTATGCTGAAGGCTCACATATCATCAATGAACTTTATAGAGATGACCAACTAAAATCAGCTATCACATCATTAGTCAATAAGTCATTAATTGAAATCATTAAGATGAGTGGTATGCGTGGCATTTTCAATGGAGCAGTCAATAAAAAAGGTGAAGAACAACTTCGTAAGAGACTAGAAATGGTTAACTGGGGTAGAACATTCAACTCTTTAACATTCTTAGATAAGGATGATGACTATCAAGCTTCTGAATTCAATGTAGGTGGTTTAGCAGACTTACTTGATAGAAGTATGAGAATTGTAGCTGCTGCAGAAAACATGTCAGGCATTCTATTTGGAGACTTAGATGGTGGTTTTAGTGCTGATGAAGTTGCAATGGAAAGATACGATAATGAGAACTTATCAAACTGTGAAACTTACGATAGAAAGCCAATAACTAAGCTACTATACGTAATTGCTGCTAAATACGGTATTAAGAAAGAAAACTTCTCATTTGAATTCAATTCATTGTTGATGAAGAAGCAAGATGCAAAACGTCTTGAAGGCTTATCTTCATTCCAAAGTATTATCTCACAAACAGTTGCAGATGGTATGCTTACAATTAGTCAAGGTCTTGAAGCTCTTGATACATATGTCAAAAAAGGTGTTATCGATTTCGGTCTTAAGAAAGAAGACATCGAAAAGGTTAAGAAAGATGAAGCTAACCAAATGGAGAACATCAATTTTGACCCTGAAAATGATGAAGATGATGAAACAAAAGAAACAGACAAAACTAAGTCTACAAAACAAAAAGATGCTAGACGTAGGTTGTTCTTATTTAGGAGACATTAGCTATGAGAAATCAGTATTACAAACAACAATATAGCATTGGCTTCTACGATACTAACGATATGTTGGTACGGACATTTGATAACATTAAAGAGATTTGCGGTTATCTTGGTAAACAGATAAATCGAGCAAATACTCAATATATCAAATTAGCTCTATACAGAGCATTAAAGAGAGACAATCATATAACTTACTTGCTAGGTTCAAAAATGAAAGTCTACATATTTGACATTAATGATGATTAAGGAGGAAGAAAACATGTCAAAATTCGTTGTAATTCAATCTGAAATAACAGTCAGAGTAACAGGTCGTTTAGACCACATCAATCATACAAAGGTAAATTCAGACATTCCTAATAGAATGAAGATTTCTGAAAACTGGTCTATGGTTAACATCAAAATTGAAAAAGGTCGTCATACTTATCCAGCAGTCATTACTACTTGGCCTACAGTTAAAGCTTTAGAGAATGACAAGATTATCACAATCGGTAAAGAAATTGAAGACACAGACAAAGAAGTTACTGATGCTGACAGAGCTAAAGCTGTAAAGTTAGCTGAAGGCTTAGCATTACAAAAGTTCAATAAAGAACAAAATGCTAAAGTTAAGGCAGACATTGCTAAGGCTGAAAAAGAAGAAAAAGTAGAAGAAGCAAAAGCTAAGAAAGCTACAGAAATTAAGGACATCAATTTAGAAGAAATTGCAGGTGAGTAATCATGGCTACTAACAAATTCAAGGTTTATGCTGAAACTCCTGGTAAAAATACAGATGCTACATCTACAGTTCAAACAGATGATGAATTTGCTTCTGACAATGATGTAAAGTTAGGTGCTAAAAAGCAAACTGAAGTTAAGTCAAGACCTTTGAATACTGCATTGAGAGAGGTTAGCTTATTAGCTACTTCTCTTATCGATGCATTAGAAGAAATCAAACCTACTTCAAATGTATATAGTCCTAATGAAACATTAACAGTCTTTACAAGTTATCTTAAAACAGCATTGTTGGGTATTGTAAAGGCTAATCAAGATGCTAAATTCAACATTACTGAGTTAGGTGCTACTACTATTACAACTGCTCAAATTGAAACAATTGTTTCATCATTAATAAAGAGTACTCAACCTATAGCAATCAACTTAGTAGATAGTTCTAACAATATATTAGGAACAGTTAGTTTAGGTGATAATAAAGTTAGAATTAAGTATGGCAATGGCTATATTGACATTACTAACAGTTCTGTTACAATTTCAGATGGTACTAAAACTGCTACAATCTCAGACTTAGTTGATAAAGTAAGTGCTAATAACAATATTATTACTATTAGACAACCTGGTAGAAATGACCAAACATTTACTTTAAACCAAGATGAAGACAAAACTATTACATTAGGTGGTGTTAGAACAATCTTTGAAGGAGAAGCATCTATTTCACCTACTTCAGACCCTAAAGTAACTATTAACAATATCAATTTTGACCAAAACAAGCAATATCTTATTGATGTTTGCTTTAACTCATTTCTTATTGCTGGTGGAACTATCTACTGCAGTCAAAACATTGGTCATGGTGTAATAATTGACTCAAATGGTTCTTCTTATATGGACCCTTTCTCAATTCTAGGTGTAAGATTACGTCTTGAAAATTCTGGTTCTAATGCTGTTATTAGAGTCGATTCAATACAAGCTACAGATGGTAGTCTTTGGGGTGGTGGTTCTGCTCCTGCATTAAAAGTATTAAGAATAAAGGAGATTGACTAATATGGAACAAAAAGAATTTCAAATTGAGTCTCTTCCAGATTATAGCTTTAGAACAAAGAAAATGAGAGCTACTGAAATCAATGCTATGAAGATTTACTTCGATACAGAAGATATTGAAAAGCTTGTTAAAGCTCAAGATTATGCTCTACAACATTTGGAAGTCAATATCAAAGGTCAATGGCTACAAGTTCAAAAACAAGAAAAGAACGGTGAATTCACATATTGGCCAGGCAATTTAGAAGACAACGTAAATGCAACTCAAGAACTATTCAATTGGTTCTTATCTAATGTTGTATTTGCAGTTTTTCAGAAATCAGAAGAATTGAAATAGAAAATGCTGTGCATTCTTCTGATAATCATACATCAGACATAAGGCTATCAAAAAGGACAAGTCAAATCGAATACACTATTATTACTAACAATCTAGCTTCATTATATGAACTTAGAGAAGTATACGATATCTGGGATGTTCTTGATTTGTATGAAATAGCCTTAGTCAATGTACATAACAAAGCAGCAATATTACAAAGGAGGTAGGAGATTATGGACAAATATACTAAAACGTTAGAGCTTGTCACTAAAGTTAACGATAGTCAATATCAAAAGTTCAGAATTGAGTTCAAAAAAGATAGAGCTTGGTTAGCAGCATTAAATGAGAAATCAGCAAATGCTATGATTAAGAACTATGCAGATGCTAATAAGAAGCTAAAGCAAATGGAACAATTAAAGAATGCAATTGCTGATATCGAACTATTCGGTGATAAAGATGCTAAGAAACAGCTTAAAGGTCTTAAGAAAGAACTTGACACATTGGAAGCTCCATTAAAATGGAAGAAATTCAAAGAAGATATGGCTGAAAAAGTTTCTGATAGTTTTGAAAAAGCTGGTAAAGCTGTAGCTAAATTCATAACTGACTCATTTAAAGCAGCTATCGATGAACTTAAGAATATGTCTTCATATAACTATGGCACATCATTATTTCAGAACAGTCAGTCTAGACAATCTGCTCTTACTTATGGCTTAAATAGTTCAAATGCTTATGGCTTAGACAAAGCAATGGCATTTATGGGTATTAGCTCATTAGAAGATACATTCATGTTCAATAAGAACCAACAAGAATTGTTTGCTGACTTAATCGGTCGATATACTGACAAATACAACTCTTTAAACAATTCTGGCTTCTTTGAGAAATGGGACCAATTTACAGTTCAATTCAAACTATTCAAAGAAGATGTAATGTATGATATGATGGACTTCATTATGGACAATAGAGATACTATCAAAGCTGGCTTCAATGCTGGTATTACTTTAATGAAGTCAATGTTGACTATTCTTGGTAAGATTGGCAGTGTATTAGGAACTGATAGAAGTCAATACGAAAAAGATATGACTACATCAAACATCATTTCTAACTATACAAAATCTAATAAGTCTCTTACAATTAACAACTCATTTAATGGAGTTCAAACAGCAAATAGAACAGAACTTATCAATGCAGGTGAATTGACATATGCACAAGTTAAGCAAGTTCTATATTCAGAATAGGTGGTGATTACAATGGGAAACATTTATAGAGCTGTGATTATTGCTCACTTTAGTGAACTTCCAGTATTAACAGCTAATGAAATTAGACAAGATGAAGAAATAGAATTTGACTATGTTGAAGACAAAAACATAAACAGTTCATCTACTATTACATCATCACCTACAGTTGAAGGAGACTACATTGCTGACCATATGTATAGAAACCCTAAGACATTATCAATTTCTGGTAAGTTTGCTGAAAGTGGTTATCAGCCTTATCTAACAAATATTGAAGGCAGACTTGAAAAACTACAAGATGTATTTGAAGAAATTCAAAACAAAGCTGTTAGATGTACAATAATGACTAGACGGAAAAATGACATTTCATCAGTATTGTTCAAAGTTAGAGATAACATGTATCTAAACAACATTAGTTGGACTGAAGGTGCTACTACTCTTAAGTTTGACTTTACATTTACAGAAGTAATGACAATCACAACTGATGAAATAGAATATGATGAGAATGTAGTTGACGATACATTACCAGCTTTAACAGAACCTGAACAAACATCAGCATTTTCTACTATCATAAATATGGATGATTTGTCAAATCTTATTGATGATACTTGTGGAACACTTGGTCTTACATCAAAAGAATTTATGGATGGCTTCCAAAAAGCAGCAATCGCTAGTGCAGTAGGTTTAGCAGGTGGTGGACTTATTGTTGGTTCAGTTGCTTTAGCTTCAAACCCTGTAGGATGGGTAATTGCTGGTGGTATAGCTGTAGCATTTGCTTACTATGGCTTATACAAAGCTATTTCATCTACATTGGAAGCTAGAAAGTATAGGCTTGAGCAATTCAGATATTATGAAGATAAAGACAAAATGAAAGCTGAAATGGAAAGATATACTGGCTTCAAAACAGAACTTATGAAACAGCTTAAAGCTTTAGAAAAAGAAATGATGATGTATAGTATTGCTTCTAACAAAAATCAAGAAATGATGCTACTAATCGACAATGACTATTATGATTTCGAATTTATAAGAAACAATGATACAGGTCTATACAGCTTAAAAGTTGTCAATCTTACATCTAACAAAATCTATACTCAGTCAGTCATTTCTACTATAACATCAATTACAGATTGTACATCTACAAATTGTGTATTAGAAACTGAAGTATCTGGTTATTTTGTCTATATGACATGTCCATCATTATATGGATGCAATGAAACAAACTACAAAACAATTCAAAAAGATTTGAGTAAATATAAGATTGCTGTTCTTACTTTTGACCCTAAGGACTTCAACAATATGTTGGTAGAAATCATAACAAATGCGGTGATGAAATAATGAGAGCATGGGATAGAGTTCTAGGAGTTATTCTAACTAGTACAAGTAAGAAACTACAGGTAAGTTATGGGTTGAATGATACTGACAATCTAGAGATTTCAATTTCTGGTAACAAATACTTGTCAGCATTAAAAGATAACTTTTCTGTAACGATTACTAACTTAACATACAATGAAGTAGTAAGACTTATAGCTGCAGAAATGAACGAAATTCAAATAGTTTGTGGCTATAAACACGGTGGTAGCAGATGTATATTCAAAGGTGGATGTCTTGCTATTTCAAATCAAAAACAAGATGCATCTACTAATTCTATCATATTCATATGTCCATCAAAATTAGTTAGCATCTACAATAAGCAAAGACTTAATCTTACTCTTAATTCTGGCATTAACATGTACTCAGCATTATCTATCATTTGTAAGCAAGCTGGTATCAACAATCCTAAGATTTCTAAAGAATTCAAAAGTAGATTACTTACTCAAGCAATTACAACTTCTTCATCAGCTGGAAACATAATCGAACAGATTTGCAATCAAAATACAACTTATGTTGTTAATGCTGATGCTTCATACGATTCAGGTGTTTCAGTATGGGATGCTTATAGAGAAGATACTAGAGTAATACCACTTAGTCCTAAGAACATCATTGTAGCTAATGGCTATCCTACTTTATCAAGTTCTGGTTTGACGTTGTATGTATTGCCAGTTTTCAACTTTATGCCAGGTGATGTCATACAAATCGATAATGCGTACATTGATATTAGTCAAAGTAGCAAAGATGAAGTCTTATCAGAACCAAATAAAGCAATCTACTTAGACCCTAAAGGTGAGTATATGATACATGAAATAGCTTACACATTAACAAATAGAGGTTCTCAATTTAGTTTGAGACTACTATGTAAAAGAAGAAGCTTATTGAAAGGAGTAACTAACAATGGACGAAACTAAAACATTTGATGGTTCAATGCTAGACATTCTACTTGAACTTAAACAAGCTACAATAAAAACATTGAAAGTTGGAACTTTAGCAATAGTAAAAGACAATTCTGATACTGCTAACAAACTATTGAAAGTTACTCCTTTTCCTATTTTAGAAGGAGAAAAAGAAAAGCTAATCAATTGCTTTTACTTAGGAGATACTCCACCTAATGTTGATGAAATCATTCTAGTCATCTTTCTAGATAAAGACTTCATTAACAATCTTAAGATTATTCATAGAACTGGAACTAACAGAGTTGACACAATTACCAACAATAAGTTCCATTCTGAAGAATATGGTATAGCAATCAAAACATACTAAGGAGGCGATACTATGCTATACGACAATATTGATTATACAAAGTTAATCAGATTTTCAAAAGATGGTCTAATCATTGGTTCGTATACTGATATTAGACAAGCAATTACTGATAGATACAAGCAAATCTATGGTTCAGACTTAGACTTATCTATCGGTACATTAGATGGTCAATTTATAGAAATGCTATCATTAATGTTCAATAACATCTTAAATGTTACTAGAAGCTTATATGATAGTGTAGACCCAAATACAGCACAAGGTCATGCATTAGATGTAATTTGTAGCTTATCAAATGTTCAAAGAAGACCAGCATCTTATTCTACAGCTACATTATCAGTTACTAACAATGACTCAAATGATTTCAATGATGTGTTAGACGTAATTGATGGTGCAGGTAACGAATGGGTGTCATTTGACACTAACACTAATGTTGAAGCAGCTGTAGAAATTCCAGCAGGTCAAACAGTTGAGGTAATCGTTAGAAACTTATCTAAAGGAGCAGTTGCACCTATAGGACAAATTACTAAGACAGCCATTTCATCATTACTTACAATTTCTCAAGTAAGTTATGCTATTGGTCAAGATGAAGAAACTGATGAACATTTAAGAGCTAGAAGAAATGCTTCATTATCTGTATCAGGCTTAACAACATTGGAGTCATTACAAGCTAAACTACTTCAACTTAATGGAATTGAAGATGTCAAAATCTACAATAACAATACAACAATTGAAGGTTTAGATGTAGGAGACATTACAGTTGACTATCATGATGTATATGTATGTGTTAGACAAAATACTGACTTATTACCAGACAATGCTGATAGTAATAGAAACATTGGCAACATCATTTACAATAGCTTAACACCTGGTATAAGAACTACTGAATATAGTGGTAGTTTTTCAACTGTTGCAGATAGAAGCTACATTCAAAATATCTATGGAGTATCTCAACCAGTATATTGGAAGAAATGTGTAGAAATGAAACCAAAACTTAATGTAACTATTGCTAAACTACCTCAATTTACTACAGATACATTAGATAGAATTAGACAAAAGTTAGCAAATTACATTAATCAATTGCCAATCAATTCTACGTTATCTACTCAAGAGTTATATGTTCAAGTACTAAATGCTGACCCATTATTCAAAGGTAGAGCAACATTTACTGTAAGTCAAGTTACTGTTACTGAAATAGATGTCAATGGAACAGCTGTAACAGATGAAGATGTTAAAAACAACTACTTCAATTTAGCTGAAGCTGACTTAGACACTTATATTACATTTACAATATCTTAGGAGGTAACTGATATGATTAAGCAAGAACTATTAGATGTTAACTACTACTTAAGTAAACTATCATTGTTGATGAGACAAAGTGGTGGCTATGAAGAGCAATTCAGATTTATTGACAAAATCTTAGTTCAGTATGATGATAGTCTTAATCAAGTTATGGAAAGACTTAATGTATATGACAATAACTATCTTTCAGTATTTGGTGATACAGTTAAAGACATTTTAGATAAGATTGCTGGTGTCTATGGTGTAACAAGACAATTCTCAATGTATATTATAGACCCTAAAACAAGTCCTACTAAAACAGTATATGAAGCAAACTTATCAGATGCTGAATTATTAGTTCTTATTAAAGCTACTATCATCAAAAATGCTTGTGATGGTTCTAGAGAACAAATTCAAAATTTGATGAATTCAATTGGTCTTCAAAATTATATGTTTATTAGTACATCAACTAATCCTGCTGAATGTAATGTATACATCTTAGACTCAGGCAACATTACTGACAACATTAGAAGAATGATTTTAGCTGGATTGATTATGATTGAGTCTTTAGGTATCAGATATAACTACAATATAACAGATACTAGTGTCATAGGCTTATATGATACAGTTGGTAAGAACTATGATACAGATAGTTGTTTATACATGTAATTCTGAGAAACCTAATAATATAATTATATTATTATTAAATCGTCGATTTACGAGAGAATACATTCTGGAAGGAGAAAATGACTATGAGATGCAGAAATTATACAAATGATAACAAAATCGCATTCTTAGGTAGTTTTGGTTTACTTCAACCTACTATCATTAACATAACTGATGGTACAAGTACATTGCAAGTCAATGTTGATGAAGCTAATGAAGATATTCAATATGAAGTATGGCAAGACTTTACTAATATCTATATTTCTTGTAATAAAAGTAAGACAAATAGATTAAGTCTTACAAGTTCAGACAATCCTATAACTATTACATATACTTTCATTGATGGTAGAACTATCCAACGTAAGTATGATTGTACTGAACCTACTGACATTAATGAAGTATGGCCTTGTTTCTCAATAACAGCAATCAATTATGTTGAAGAAGCTGATGCAATTACATCTGCTTTAAGACAAAAACTATCAGTTATTAAAGGAGAGCTATGGTTTAACAGAAGCTTTGGCATACCTTTAATTGACAAAGTAAAGTCTAAGGCAATATTCGATACATACACTATGTCAATCGTCAATAAACAAACTGGCATCAACAACATAAAGAAATTTGAAAGTACAGTTGAACGTCATGACTATCATCTAAACATTGAATTACAATCTGTTTATGGTGATGTAAGAATTGACTTATAGTTGAGTATCAATTTTACTAAAGATGTTATACAATTATAATATAAAATATATTTATATGAAACTACATAACGTTAGAAGGAGGACAAAACAAAATGGCTAACAAAGATGTAAGAAATGTAAAAAGATTTGTACAAAACATTAGTAGAAAAGCTGCTGAAAATGGTGTAGAAGGCAATGGTGGTGGAGGCGGAAGCTCTGCTGGTAGTAAGTACTTATTTACTTTTCAAGATGTTAGAGACTTGATGAGTAAAGTAGTTGTTGATGACACAACAAAGTATCAGTTTAAAGTAAATGTTGACAATCTAAGTCAAGTTCTACAAAAGTACTGTTTAAGAGAAACTGTAGATGCATACTTGACTATCGCTCAAGGATATCTTGACAATGGTACATCTAGAAAACTTACTACTACTCTTATAGACATGAAATATGACTCTTGTTCTGGTACTGTTTCATTAACTGTTTTTGGTGAAAGTATCGAATTAACAGAAGCAGATACAGATATAGTTGTAGCATTACAAAATCATAAATCAGACATAGAAGAAATGACATTTACTTTTACTGAAAATGGATATGAACTATTACCATGTATGTTATTATCAGTAGCTGAAGATGAAATTGTTACAGCTGGTGTTGGTATACCATTTGAAGAATTAACTACATTCATAAAACAAGCAGACGTTGAATAATATGATTAAGTATTTCGTAAGAACTACTGGTGAAAGAACATTAGATAGCTCATATTCGCAATTAGAGTATGAGCTTCTAATTGACAGTAATCATCAGCCTATCGAAAGTTTTATTCAACAATTGGAATACATTTCTGAATATGATGCTGTGTTGATTGAAGATGATTGTATCTTATGTAAGAACTTCAAACAAAGAATTGAAGATGTTATAGCAAACTATAAAGACAAAGTTATTAACTTCTTTACTTTTCCACTTAACTATTTTAAGACAAGAGAAAGTAAAACGTTTGCTAATAACCAATGTACTTACTATCCTAAAGGTTTAGCAAAAATGATAGCTGATAATATGAAATTGTTCATAAATGAAAGCTCATCTTATAGTAAGATAGAAAGTTTAGCATTAGAAAAGATGAATTTGCTACATCTTCAATATAGACCTTGTTTAGTCCAACATAATGACTTTCAACCATCTCTTATTCAAAAACATCATATTCCAATTCCAAGAGTAACACCTTATTTTATTGATTATTTAGACGAGCTTGGTCTCGACTATAATAATGCTAAAAATTTTAAAGAAAAGTTAAGGAGGAAAATGTATGAGAATTTTAGCAAGTGTACAATTAAGTAAGAATATGTACATAGACCACTCAGGCTATCTTATCTGTAAAGATGCTGTATTGGCTAGAACAGGCAAACAACAATACAGAAGAAATGAACTCTTTACAGACTCTACTGATGACTCAATTATAGATGTTGATAGACCTGAAGAAGAAGTTTTCAATGAGAAGACAGTTGCTTCATTCGAAAACGTTGGTATTTGCGATGAACATCCAGATGAAGATGTCACACCTGATAACTACAATGAGTTGACAGTTGGACATGTTAGAGATGTTCATAAAGGTGAAGATAATGGTCAGCCAGTAATGAAAGGCACATTAGTCATCACAAATGCTGATGCTATTGAAGCTGTTCAATCAGGAAAACGTCAATTAAGTTGTGGATATGATTGCGACTTATTAGAAGATGATAATGGCAATCTATATCAAGCAAACATTAGAGGTAATCATGTCGCATTATGTGAGGAAGGAAGAGCTGGCATTGCAAGAATAGTTGATAGTCAGACTAATGATGACTATTATCAAGACTTAGTCAACAAAGTATTGTATAGCATTGACCATTTTGAAAAAGGTATGAAAGTCAAAAACTCAAAAGAGTTTGATAATGTTAGAAAAATAGCTGAAGCTAATAAAGTAGGAGTTGAATATAATGATAGAACAAACTATGTTAAGTTCATCTATGACTCTAAAATGAATGATGACACTATGTTAGGCTATCCAGTTGTTGGCAATACAAATGGACATTTCTTAATCTATTCTGAAAAAGAAAATGCATATCTTGGTAATTCTGACAGAAGCTGGATACCAGACAAAACAAACTCAAAAGTTGATAGATTTAACAGTAAAGAAGATGCTGAAAAATACATCAAACGCTATGTATATGCAAAATACAAACCAACTGTAGTTGAAGACTCAATAAATGATGGTTTCTTACTATCTGGTATGACAGCTAAAGGCTATATCTACTATCAACTTTCAAATGGTGATTTTGAGTTCTATAAAAATGGTCAATTAGTTAAGACTGTAAAACAATCAGAAATTGTTAAGATGCCTGGAACTAACAAAGTTCAAGCTTATGTTGAGAAATTCTTAGACTCTAGCATAAATGATGGAGATTATGAAGATATCGAATGGCTTACTGCTTTAGATGACAACAACATAAAGTACAATCTTATTAGAGGCGGCTATGGTATGCAATTCAAATCTACTCAAGACTATATGAAAGCTAAGCAATTAGCTAAAAAATGTCATATGACTGACGGTCATTGGGATGATAAAGAACTTACATACTGGGACTTCAGAAGCACAGTTATAAGCAATGACTCAGTTAAAGATTTCTTAGAACCAGTTTCATCATTCAAATCTTGGACTTATAAAGATAAGACTAAGCAAGGCTTCCAAATCATCAAACTTTATGAAGATATGAAAGACCATCGTCTACATGCTATTATCAAACGTGGTAATGCTGACTTTATTGTTGGTATTGGCTACTCACCTGATGATGGTACTTGGAACCAAGGTGTTTATGACTTAGAAAGTTTATGGGAGGCTGAAGACTATCTTAACAAAAATTATAGAGTTAAGAGATACATCAAGGACTCATTAGATGACAGCATTGTAAATGTTGGTTCTGATGAAAATGAACTAGCTAAAAATTTTGCAAATGATGTAAAAAATAAGCTTCGTTCTGATTTAAAGAATGTTGATATAAACATCGGAGATGATGTAGTTAGCATATACTTAAAATCTTATGATGATGAAGATAAAACTAAAAAAGCATTTGCAACAGTTGAGCAGCTATTAGATGACTATAAGAAACGTTATAAAAAGTTAAATGCATATGCTATAAATAGTGCAGGAAGGTCTGATGTTGATAAACACTTTTATGTACGCTTTATAAGTTATGATGATGGCATCAAAACAAAGCAAAAATATGGCATTGGCACAAAAATCTACAATAAAGAAAAAACTTTAGAACGTTATGGCAATGATGAAAAGATAGTATGTGAAGTCATTACAGGCTATAAGAAAGCTTCAAATACTTACAGCTATAAGACTGAAGGTCAAAAATATGGTAAAGGTGAATACACTGAAAAAGAATTAGACCGTAGAATAGCATCTGCTTATAAAACTGAAATTGTTAAGCCTAACGACTCATTATCAACATTAGAGAAAGCAATGAAAGTTGCTAAAATTGCTAAGCTTTTCAATGATAACAAACCAACAACTTACAAAGGTGTAGTCATTACTAAAATTGAAGATGGAGTAAAATTCAAATTCAATAGCAAAACTTACAAAACTAAAGATGCTAAATCAGCACAAATTGCAATAGACATCTTATCTAAAAAGAAATAGGAGGTGCCTACTATGACAGAGTTTGAACAAAAAGTAGTTGAACATGATGAACAAATCAAATCACTATTTAAAGGTCTAGGTAGAGTTGAAAAGATTTGTAATCAAATCAACAGTTTAGCTCTATCTGTTAAAGAAATAGCTGTTAATCAATCTGCTATGATAGACCAACAAAAGAAGATGCAACAAGATGTTGAAAATCTTAAAGTTGCTCCTGGCAATACAGCTAAAGACTTATGGCTATCAGTTGCTAAAACAGCTATATCAACAATTGTTGGTGCTATCATTGGTGCCGTAATAGCATTAATCGTTAAGAAATAAGGAGGACACAATTATGAGTGACAAAATTAGAACAGGCGATACATATTCTTCTAGACCAGAAAGAAGATATGTTAAGAGAGCTAAAGAAACAGCGTCTGGTAAAGATATTGATAAAGAATTAGAAATTATACCTTCACCTGAAAAAATTGAAGAGATTGAACAAGACATCAATCAACTTCAATTAACTAAAGAAGATACATCAAACAAAGTTACTTCACTTTCTAGTGAGTCAACTGATGAAGAATATCCAAGTGCAAAAGCAGTATATGACATAGTTGGAAATGTAGAAAGTCTATTAGCTGAAATTTAAGGAGGTAATAACTATGAGTATTGCAAATGAAATAGTAAGATTACAAAATGCTAAAGCTAGTATTAAAAGTTCTTTAGAAGCTAAAGGAGTTCAAGTTCCATCATCAGCTAAATTAGATAGCTATGCAACATTAGTTGACCAAATAAATGTTGGAGCTAATATAGAATATTCTTTAACAGAACCTAGTGATAAAAGTAAATTATGGATTAAGACAAATGACGATTCTAGAAACGTAAATGTTGTTCCTTTTTTACCAACTAGATATTTAGATATGACTGAAAAATCAACATTAGTACTTGGTTCTTCAGGTCAATGTGGAGGTTATAATAAAGACAAAACAGCTATATATGTTCTTGAAGGAACAGGACAATCTAGTAGAAATGTAATTAGTAAATATGATTTAGCAACGTCTATTACTACATATATTGAAGCAAGATTTCCAGTTCAAAATAATGGTAGTGTCTTTAGTTGCAGTGTAAATGGTTTGATATATTTCTTTTATAATACAGCAGTCTATGTATTAGATACTAAAACTGAAATAATTACAACTTTAAATACAACAGCACCTGAAAGTATAGCAAACGGTTCTGCTTTTGAATTTAATGGCTATATCTATTTAGTAAATATACTTGTTGGAGGTTATGCAAAAGCATATGCTTATAAATTTGATTATATAAACTATACTTTTACTAAAGTTAATAACTATTTGCCAGTTGTATTATATGCTACTTCAATAGCAAAAGTAAATGATGCTGTCTATTTTATAGGAGGACAAGTAAGTTCTACTGTTGTAAATACAATATATAAATTTGATTTAACAACTGAGACATCATCTTTATTAAATATAACTCTTCCTGTAGCAAAATCATATATAAGTTCTTTTTATAAAAATGGAAAGATATATTGTATAGGAGGACTAACAACTACAAGTATTTGGACTAATACTAATACTATACTTATGATTGATATAGAAAATGAAACTATAGAAGAATTAGATACAACATTTTTATATAGAACTGCTGCTGGTTATTATACAACAGAAGAGATGTCTGATAACTTATTCTATATTATAGGAGGTTCATCAGGCTCTAATTATACAAATAAGATATCAACTATTAGTCTTGCAAAAGAAGATTTATCAAATAATACTTATATCTTAACAAAACAAAGTAAAAAAGCTTTTGATATAGCAGCAGGAATTAATATCTATATTAGTGATATTTATTTTGGAGGTATTGATAATTCAGTTAAAAAAGCAGAAGCATATCTTTACAATGTTGAACAAGAACAATGGGAACAAATTTAGGAGGAAAATTATATGTGGACAGTATGGAATAAAACATCTAAAATAAATGGTATGAGTGCTAAAGAATTTTTTAATAGAAATAAGCATTTACAAAATCAATCTACTATTTATCTTAAATATGTAGATAATAAAGTAGTAGAAGTAGAAGGAAAAGAAATTTTAGCAAATGTTTATAATATAGACATCAGTCTAGATGATGAAACATTTATTGAAGAATATGAAAGAATTATTAGTGAAGAACAAACTGATACTTCAGAAGAATAAAGGAGGCGTAAACTATGAATGAAATGATTTATGAAATTCTAATTTGGGCATTACGTTTAATTCTTACTGGTATTGGTACATACATTACTTATCTAATCAATAAGCATATCAAAAATGAGAACCTTAAACGTATTGCTTTATCAATCAATGAAGCTGTTCAAAATGCAGCATTATCTACTCAGCAAACTTATGTTGATGCTTTAAAGAAACAAAACATATTTGATAAGGCTGCTCAAAAACAAGCTTTAAGTATTGCACTAACTACTTGTAAAGCTAATCTAACTGATGAAGCTAAAAAGTGGTTAGAAGCAAATCATAAAGATGTAGATGCATATCTAACAACAATGTTAGAAGCAGCTATCAAAATCTTTAAGAAGTAGAGGTGACTACTATGAACGCAATGACATTCGAAAAAGATGGAGACTACGTTGTAGCTAAAATCAATGGTAAAGAAGTTGCTAGAACTAAAATGGCTACTCTTGGTATTACTGAAGATGAATTAGATGAAAAGCTAGAGAACTATCAACTTAAACTTACTGCTGGTGATAACATCACAATTGAAGAAGTTGATGGAGAATTAGTAATCTCAGCTACTGGTGGTGGAGATTTATATAGACATTATGTTTCAATTAGTTGTTTAAAAGGTGATACTGAAATTGAATTAGGTATTATTGTTTTAAGTTCATCAAATACACCAATAACAGATTATAAAGTTGCTGTTGAAAATATAATTGCTTTAGATACAGGTTTAATTCTAGGTGGTGAATATGAATATAATGTTAATATAGTATCTTTAAATACAGACAATAACCTAGAATGTTATTATCAAAATGAATCAAATGTTCAAACATCTATTGTTGTAGATAATACTTATGAAGTTGAAACAACTACAATTAGTGTAACAAAATTATAGATATATTTTAAAGTGAGGAAATGATTATGAAATCGTTCATTTACTACTTATTACAAGTTACCTATGGCATTCTTATGAATGTCATAGGCATTCTTGTCTTTACAGTTGTTGTTTGCTTTACTCATAATATTCATCGACATTATCATTCTTTTTACACTATTACTAAGACACAATTTGGTGGATTGAGTCTTGGTATCTTTACTATTTCATCTACTACTTCAGAACAAACTTTAAGCCATGAACTTGGTCATTCATATCAGAACATAATCTTTGGACCACTATTTCCATTTGTTGTAGCAATTCCATCAGTAATTCGTTATTGGTATTGTACAATTGCTGAAAGCAAAGGTAAGAAATTTGCTCGTGATTGGTATGACTCAATTTGGTTTGAAGGAACTGCTACTAGATGGGGTCATGCTATCTATATGAAATGGAGTGATAAGCATGGCAAAGCTTAATTCTTTTGATGACTATATGACAAAGTTAACACAAATGTGGATGATACTACAAAACTATACTGTAGAACTAGGTGTTGTTTCTAATGATAGTAAAAGAAAGTCAGTCAAAATAGATGTATCAAAAGAAGGACTTACTAATGCAGAACTTATGTTCATTCATGAAAATGGAAGTCCACTTAGAAACATTCCAGCAAGACCTGTATTAAGTATGACAATTGAAAATGCTGTTAAGAAGATAATGCCTTACTATCTAAAGCAAATTGAAAAGTCAATTATTGATGATACAGCTACACAACAAAGTATTGAGACTTATCTTGGTCAAATGTGTATGGACATTCAATCTTATGCTCAACAACTTATTGCTAATAATGATGGTAGATTAGCTCCAAATGCTCCATCAACTATCAAATCTAAAGGCTACAACCATCCATTATTTAAGACAGGTCAATTAGAAAGAAGCATAACTTGTCATTTAATCAAGAAATGAGTATCATTTTTTCAAACTATAATTTATAATTATAATATATAAATATATTTTATATATAGCAATCACAAAATTAAAAGGAGGACTTTGGTCAATGAAGAAACTACGTATTAAAGATGCTGAAAGTGGAGAAGAATTCATTGTTGAAGAATTACCTGAAGAAGATGCTTGTCATGATGAAGGTGAAACTGAACAAACTCAAGAAGTCGCTGCTTTAACAGCTGAAGAAGTTGCTGAAATCAGAGCTCTTTTACCTCAGCTAAAGGAATTACTAGCTGCCAAAACTACAGATGAAGATACTGTAGAAGAAACAGTTGAAGAAACTGAGGAAAAAACAGTAGGTGACTCAGCAACTAAAACAGAAGATGCAAGTATTGCCGACTCTGCAGCTTCTAAGAAACAATCAAAAGTTGTTGATACTAAAGTAACTGATAACAGTACTTATATCAATGAACAATGGCAAAAAATTTTAGATGATGCTTTAAAAGGAGGAGACAAATAATGACTATGATTATTAAAGGTGCCATTACAAAGTTAATGAAAGGCTATCCTGTAGATGCTCAACGTTATGATGTTAAAGGTGCTATCTTAGATGGTACTAAACAACTTTCTAATGGACAATTAGTTAAGTACACTAATACTACTGGTTATTATCAAGCAGTTGATACAGACCAAACAATTTCTGCAGCTGATGATATTGCTGGTTTTAAATTAGCAGTAAATGTTCAATTACTAAAAGTATGGCCTGGTAATGGACAAGAAGTTAAGACAGATGTTCATGAAGCATTTGACTTATGTGTAAGAGGCTTAATCGCTGTTCCAGTTTCATTCTCATATACTAATGATAATGAAGGTGAAACAACAAACAGAGATGCTGCATTTGCTAAGCTACAACCTAACAAAAAGGTTTATGCTACTACAGCTGGTGTAATCACAACTGATAATACAGCAATTGATATTGATGCTAGATTCTTAGGCATCATCGAAAATGTTGTTGAAGAAGTTGGAGACTCTACTACAACTGTTACTTGCTTAGCAGCAATCAATTATAGAAATGCGTAAAGGAGATAACAAACTATGATTAACACATCAAACTTTTTCAAAGCTAATGATGATAGCAAGCATCTATTCTTTGCAGATGCTATAGCTAAAGAACATCGTGGTACTTGTATCAAATTTCAAGATATGTATGCTGAAAAGGCATTATCTGTTTATGTAAAAGATGTTCAAGCACACGATGCTAACTTTGCTTTCCTATCAACAGAATTATCAAAGTTAGTTCCAACTTTATTTGAACCAAAATGGAACACTACTTGGCAAAGAGATATTCCAACTGATGTTGGTGGAGGTTTCGTAGATTATGCTACTTACTTCTCAGTTGAATGGTCAGGTATGATGAATGAATTTGCAAATACTATGGGTAATGCAGCTAACTACATTCCTAGAGTAAATGCTGGTTTAGACCAACATTCAGTAAGAGTATTCACTCAAGAAATCGCATACGACTATCGTTTTGTAGATGTTGAAAAGATGAATACAATTAAGATGAAGAAGGACTTAGACCGTATCTACAAAGATATCATCAATGCAGGTTGGGCTAAATTCTGTGAGCAAATCGGTTACTTAGGTATTAAAGGTGGTTATGGCTTATTCAACTCACCAAATGTATTAGTAACAACAATTGATAACTCAACTGCTACTGGTAAAGGTTTTGCTGGTATGACAGATGAAGAAATCTTATCATTCTTCAATGGTATGATTGAATTCTATTTAGATGGTACTGATATGAACTTATCATTATTACCTGATACAATCAGAGTTCCATCATTTGTTGGTAGAGAATTATCAAATAGAGCTTCTGCTTTATATGATAAATCTTTAAGAGACTACTTAGTTAAGCATAACTTAGCTGTAGATGAGTCATCTGGACAAGCTACATTAACAATCGAATCTAGACCAGTTCTTAACACATTAGGTGTTGGTGGACATGGTAGAATCGTTGCTTATAAGAAAGATGAAGACTTCGTCAGAATGGAAATTCCTTACCCAATGCAACACTATATCACTCTTCCTAACCCAGAAAGATTTGGTTATACATCTGCATTCGTTGGTCAAATTTCAGAAATTATGTTACCATACAATCAATCAGCTGAAGAAATGGGCGTAGTTTCTTACTGGGACTTCATTCAATAGTAAAATCAACAACTTAGTTAAACTAAGGCTGATATTGATTGACAATTGGTTCAGTCTTATCAGCCTTTTATTTTACTAAGTTTCTACGAGAAACCTAATAATATAATTATATTATTATTAAATTCTCGTTTTCTCGTAGAAACATTCTAGAAGGAGGAAATGATACAAATGAAGCAATTTTTAATCAATGGAACTAAAATTGAGGCAAATAATCAATTTGAAGCTATTAGAAAGTATAAAGATAGTAAAGTAAATGATGGTACAATCACTATAAAGCCAAAATATGCTGTTGGCACAACATTTTCTGAAGAGAAAGTATATCCGTCAACTGAAAAACATTCTGGTCATCCTTTTGCTAAAGTAGAATATCACAATGATGTTTGGCTTGTCACAGGCTATGAATATGACAGATTTAGTAAGCGCTTTTATTATGTATTAAAGAATATAGAAAAAGCAGACAGATTTTCATCTGATAAAAAGTATCTTCCTGAAGACGATGTTGAACTTCTAATAAGATATGCTGACATCAAAAAGATAAAGTTAAACAATAAAGAAATTACTATATCTGACTCAGTTGATGACTCAACAATTGTTGACTCTAATTCTAAGATTGTCTTTAAGAAAGTTAGTAACAAATTATCTGAGTTAGGTCAGCTTATAGGTTTACTAATTCAAGAAACTAAAAATGATGACAATGATGAAGCTAATAAATATGCTAAAGAACTAAATAAGATGTGGTCTAATCTATTTCAATATGCTGATATGGTCTTATCAAAATCTATTAAAGACGCTAAAGCTAAAGATAACAATGTTAAAGATGATGCTAAAGATGTAAAAGTATGTTTATCTAATGAAAGATATGCAGTTGTTTCAACAAAAGAGTGGAGAATATGGAAAGATGATGCTTATGCTGACTTTACAACTAATATATATACTAAAGCAAAAGAATTCCGTGATATGTTAAAATATGATGCAATTATAATTGACTGTTATAATAGCTATAATGTTCTTGACTCAGTTAATGACTCAATAGATGACGCACCAGTTGATGACCCTATTCAGACAGAACAAAGAAATATCAATAAGTATGGAAAAAGACATAACGCAGATTTAGAAGCATTTAAAGAAAATGTTGAAGCAGTTTTAAGAACTGGCAAAGCTAGTATTTATGGACCTAAACTATCTGCTATTTATACAGCATTAAAACAAGACTATGATACTGATATGGCAGATGCTAAAGCTAAGAAAATAGCTGCTACAGTTGCTGAAATTCAATCTCATTATGACAAAAATGTTAACACATACATAAAGAAATTGGTTCAATCAGGCAAAGCAGATACAAAGTTCTTTAAAGAATTAAAGTAAGGAGTGATACTATGAGTATAATCGGTGTAACAATAGATAGAGACAATCCAGAATACACAATCAATGATTTGAAGTTCTGGATTAGAGCTTACAAAAAGTATTATGAAACAGAAGAAGGCATTACTGCTTTTGAAAATCTATATCCGATTGCTAATGAGAAAATTCTTTACTCAGTATATGGTGCCGATTGGAAGAGAGCTATGTCATTATGTATAGCTCATTACACTTTCTTATTAGCACAATCTGAACAAGCTCCAGCAGGAACAACATTAGCTGAATTAGCTGGTGCTCAAACTGCAAATGGAGTAATTGACTCAGCATCAGTTGGCTCATTTAGTATCAATTATGCTATAGACAAAACTATGGTAGAAAAAGATGAAGCTAAATGGTGGAACTTATCTCCATTTGGTGCTGAACTTATGGCTTTACTTGAAACAAAAGCTTATTCAGGTGGTATCTTTGTTGTAACATCTGGACCTGTACCAGGAGCAGACTAGGAGGTAATAACTATGGCTAAACAGCACATTATTCCTCCTACATTCTTCTGGCCAGGAATTAGCATCTTTGAAGCAGATTACGATTGTTATATCAAAACTGGTGTAGATATAGATGCTCTAGGCAATAGGCATGATACTTACACTAAACAAACTATCAAATGTTCTTTACAAAGACAAGTTAGAACTAAAGAACAAGATACTACTGGTAATAAAGTTCCTCAAAGATGTAACTTCTATTGTAAGAGTATCTTTAGATTAGACATTGATGATTACATCTTTGCAGATGGTC